GATGTCAAGAAGGATCACATTGTTCACTGTAAGACAAAGAAGGTGATGGATGTTTCGCTGGTTAGCATTAATGGTGGTGAGTGTAACGCTCCTTCATTCCACTGGCATGGTGAAGGTAAGTTCGCCGTACCAGGAACAAAAGACTGCTCTTATGTTGGAGCAGTGACATTATCAGTTGACGGACATACAAAAACATTTGCTCCGTTATGAGTAAAGTTCGCCTTCATCACGGTAACATCTGTCTTGGGTTGGTATCCAGATTAAAGATGCCGTATTGAGTTACGGTTCGAATAACCATTAGTTGAAAGACTATAAAACAGGTGTTACTTTGATGAAGGCGAATAAATAGAATTGCCAAAGGTCGTTGAGAGGAACGGCATAGACGCTGAGGACGTGGGTGCGACTCCCACCGCCTCCACCATAGATACATCACTATACTTTGAGGTCTTGGTCGTTACCAGCATAGCAAAAACGGCGACAGGAGTTAGGATGTATCTTTGATGGGGGCGAACTAGGATCGACTGGTGTAGTAAGGGTTCAAGGAGACCAAAGGCAAATATAGGTGCTAACGATAACGTTTCACCATTTGAGATGGCCCTAGCGGCTTAATCTCATTGGGTTTGGTGGTTTTCCTAGAAACAGAAAAATCACCTCTTCACACACAAACACACAGGAGTAAATCATGGATACATATAACGCACATTCACCCTTTACAATCCGGCTAGAACTGCTAAAATTAGCACAGTCAATTGAGAACGATAGGGTATGGGTGGAACGGAATAGACTAGAACAAGAATTTCAAATGGTACGGGAACAGGCCGATAGAAAAGGTTGGGACACTATACCTGACTTTCCAGACTATCCAGTTGTCACCTATCAAGATGTTGTCCGAGTAGCCGAGGAACTAAACAAATTCGTTTCTAACAAGGGTTGATAATGATGACGCCGGATGATATTCAAAAGTTTAGTATGGAGATTGAGGAACTGGTCTATATGAAAGACATTCCTTATATTGATGCCGTGATTGAATACTGTGAAGCAACTGGTTTTGAACTAGAAACCGCAGCGAAACTAATCTCCGGCGTCCTCAAATCCAAAATCAAACTCGAAGCAGAAAACCTTCACTACCTCAAAAAGTCAAACACCTCACAACTTCCTCTATAAGAAGGAACTACATTATGGAAAACAAGGAAACTTTCTCCAAGAAGGAGATTGAAAACATCTATCGTATGAAAAACGAGATTGAAGACCTTATCAAGACCAAAGAACTATTCGAGTATTACATTGTCTCTACTCCAACTGCCACTGACAAATTTACAAAGCACTCTTACAGAAATCATCCGTCATTTGTGATTGCTGGTGGTGTGTTTGCTTCTATCTTTCATAAAGAAAAGATTTTCGACATTGATGTGTTCATCTTGGGTGAACATCATATCATTTCTTCAGAAGATTGGATTACACCCAATTACGATCATTTTTCATCCTTGATTCGTTATAAGAATGGTCGTTGGAATGTGCAATTTCGCCTTGACGAGGATGACAACTATCATAATCCTCATGTCTTTGGCACCGCTACACACAAGGAATCTGGCATTCAGTATATTATGACCAATCATCTAACAAGACAGGAACTACTAAAGGACTTTGACTTTGTTCATTGCACTGTGTCATATCACGAGGGTAAACTAAACATCAATCGTGGTGCCTATGATGCTATTGCTAACAAGCATCTGGTTCCTCAGAACCGTAAGAAGAAGATCAAGCAATGGCGCCAGGATAAGTTTATCGGCCGTGGTTGGTGGGATGAGAATAATCCAATAGTAAATCAAACTGGTAGAACTCTAAAAGATATCATGGACGAAGTCCTTGATAAAAAAGGTGTAGATATTTTTGAAGATGCCTTGAAGCATCCTCCTGTGGTCAATCCCACTAATCTAAGCGACCGAACGTGGAAAATGTTGATAAATGATACTGACAAAATGAGTCATAAACAGGTGTGGACAAATAGCACGAAAGTAATATGAGATATAATCTAACTCCTTTTTATGACCTACTGGATGAATCTGTCCCTTCAAGAGATGTTTGGAGGGACAGATTCAAGGTGTTCTTTGATAACACCAATACAGACAAGGCTCTATTAGACCTTTATTATAATCTTCTGATAAACAATTATAATAATCTGTATCCTTTATTGGTATCGGGGTATCTGATAGACCCTTATTCAGGTTTATTTACCTTTGATGAACCTTCTATGAAAGGTCTTCACACATTCAATATGGCAAACTTTATAAGAAGAAACCATGTCTTCTTTAATAAGAAGTCGCTTAAGACTATAAGCATGGATTTCGGACTAACGAACATACAAATTAAGCAGTGTGGCTTGAAACTGACCAATGTGTCGCTATCAGCACAATCCATACCTGGTTCTGCATTGTTGGTCATTGGCAACTATAGCCCACCGTATGACTTCAAAAATGATGGAGACCCTGATGTTATATTTGCCTGTCATGTATTCAATACAGAAGATGAAGCATGGGAAAACTGGAATATGTTGTTTGACCTTAGTATTCAAGGCAAAGATGTTTTCTTTACCAGTTCTACATTTAAAGAGTTGAAAAAGTTTATAAACTATGATAGAATACAACAAATGGAAAACCCATCGGAAATATACGATGCGGATGTGTATTCAAATCTTGATATGGGTTTTATGAACAGGATCTATAGAATAATCTAATGAAACACTTTTCTGGATATGGTGCATATCAGTTGTTTCTGGCCTTACGAACACACTTCATAAGTCCAAAGTATGACTTCTTTGAAATGCATGGTAAACTCCGTGCAACAAAGGAGTCATACAACAAAAGAAACGACCGATTGTTTCTTGAGAAGTTGGCGAAGACATATGATCCTGAAACTCTTAGGGATTTCTATATCGCCAACATTCTTGAGGACAAACAATATGTGACAGACTTGCTTGATGATAGTGCTGCGGCTAATCTTGTAAAGTATCAGGCTCGCCGGCAGGCATTATCATACAATGTGTCCAATGATGTTGATATGGTGTTGCGTAATGGGTCATGTGAGGCGTTCAGAACGTATCCCAATCAATATCCCGAAGTGCTTGTTCTATATCTACAACGCCGTATTAGTATTGAGACCATGGTGATCATGAATGACTTTATTCTGTTTAGACAAAAGTTTGATAAATACTATGACGGTGATGTGATATGGCCTAAGGTATCTCTAAAGATGATAAAGTATAGGCCCTTTTTAAAGTATGATAGAGAGAAGATGAAACTCATACTCAAGGAGCGTATAGATGAAAACTCTAGAGGGCAATGCGTCGGACATACTGAAGCAATGGATTGACGGGAGGTATGAGGTTTTTTACAAATACGATGGTGACAGAGTTACAAATATAGAAATCTATGAAAGAGAAACAGACCTAAGTTTTACACCAAATGAAGAGACTGAACATTTTTTGGAGATAATACTTGGATAAAGAAAAAAGACAGAAGCGGTTTCAACAGAAGCAACGGCACATCGAGCGCCAGTTTTCTATCCGAAAGACTAATAACTTCGTATGGGGTTATAAAGACAACATGGAAAACAAAGAAGAACAAAAGCATCGCTTTCACAAGATGAAGGGATGGACTTGCCATTCTGGTTGTTATCTATGTGGCAACCCCAGAACATATTGGGGTGCTAAGACATTACAAGAAACAAAGTTTGAATGTTCCGCAGTTGAACAAACAAACAGAGATTCCATTGGCAAATGGGAATGGGAGGATCTAACTGATCCTTCCATGGAGTGGTGACTAAATATCACTTGACAGAGGGAGATTCCTCTGTTATAATATCAACTTATACTATGATGATGTGGACAAGAAACTATACAACGAACATACAAGGAAAATACAATGAACTTTTCAAATCTAAAGAAGCAATCCTCAAAGTTTGACAACCTACTCAAGGAAGTCGATAAACTACAGAACCCCACCTACGAGAAGGACGATAGCACAGATAACTATTGGAAGCCAACACCAGATAAGACTGGTAATGCTCTAGCAGTTATTCGCTTTCTTCCTGGCCCAGCAGTTGATGGTGACGATGCTCTGCCATTCGTTCGCTATTTCGACCATGGTTTCCAGAACAAGGTGACAGGTAAGTGGTACATCGAAAAGTCTCTAACGACTTTTGATGAAAAGGATCCTGTTTCTGAATACAACTCACAACTCTGGAACTCAACACAGGATGATAACTCTCCAGAGCGTAAGCAGGCCCGTGACCAGAAGCGCCGTCTGCATTATGTCTCCAACATCTATGTGGTGAGTGATCCTAAGAACCCAGAGAACGAGGGCAAGGTCTTCTTGTTCAAGTATGGCAAGAAGATTTTCGACAAGATCACCAAGATGATGAACCCTGACCTTGAGTCAGAGCCACGTATCAATCCTTTTGATTTGTGGAAGGGTGCCAACTTCAAGTTGAAGATGACACGTCAGAACGTCAATATGGGTGGTCGTAACATTTCATTCCCTAACTATGATGAGTCGGTGTTTCTAACGGCCGGTCCATTGAATGAGAATGATGATGAACTAGAGTCAATCTGGAAGGGCGAGTATTCATTAAAGGACATTATTGATCGTAAGAACTTTAAGTCCTATGATGAATTGAAGCGCCGTTTGAATGATGTTATGGGTCTATCTGGTACACCTGTTCGTTCTACTACGGATGAATATCGTGCTGCTGCACCTAAGGCATTCAATGAAACTGACGAGGATGTTCCTTTTACAGACTCAAAGCCTGCTAAGAGGGCACCTGCTCCTGTTGTAGATGAGGATGAAGATCCTGATCTTGCAGAGTTCCGTCATCTACTAGACGACTAAGACAATCGCCGGGGAGAAATCCCCGGCTTTTTTAATTCTTCATATTGGAATTTCCACCACTGTGGTGGAAATCATTTGTTGAATCACCAGTTTCAACAAATCTTGCACGACTGTATGCTCTTGCAGCACTCGGATCCAAAAATATATGTTTGGTCATACTCATAATATTCTCAATCATTCCGCCATCTCTATCTGTTATATGAGATTCGCTACCTTTTGTAATATCTTGTGCTGGATTTTGTTTAACTTCTTTAAGACTCATAATATCCGATCTTAAAATATCCATTTCAGATTGCATATTGGACTGAGATGATGGTGTTTTTCCTATTGTAGATGATTTAGGAATTACATCAACATTTCTTTTAGTAGGGTCATAAACTGCCGCTTCTTTTTCAGTATTCATGGTGAAAAGAGGTTTTTGATTAGCATCTACAACGACTGAATTATCGCTTTTTATTCCACCTATTGGCATGGCTGATATTTGGTCTGTCTGTGTCTTATTTTCTCCACCCTTTTCATTAGTCATTACAGGGTGAGAAATGACACTTTGTTCTATTTCTTTAGGTGATGCATCCGCAACCTTTATATTTGTTTCAGGTGTGGCCGTAGGACTGTTTATAGTCTGCTCACTTACAGCCTTAGTTTCTGGGGTTTCTGTTGTGTTGCCTCTATCAGATGTTTTTTCTTTAATTTCATGAAGAAATTTTGAAGAGTCAAAATTATGGTTTTTCATGTCTTGTAAAACCTGCTGAATCGCAGGAGACTTTGGATCGTTAACAGTAAGAACACCATTTTTATATGATACACCTGGAGTGTTTTTGAATCCGTTTCTAAGTTCACTTAGAATATAATCATCAGAAACAAGGGCAGCACCAAATTCTTTTTCACGAACCTCGGCAACAAAGGCTGCTTCATCAAAATTATATCTTAACGATGAAGTCTCTGGTGCTTTACGTTCAGTTTTAGGAGTAGGAGTCTCAGGTCTATTTAAAGTTTGGCCTCCTGTAGGTGCAGGTCTCTTTACATCCTGTGGTACATCCGGTGCAGCAGTTCTAAGGCTTTCATTAACATTCTGTCCACCTACTGTGGGCTCAGTACCAGGTCTATTTAAAGTTTGGCCTCCTGTAGGTGCTGGTCTAGGTTCTGCTGATACATCGGGTGAAGGAGTTCCAAGGCTTTCACCAATTCTTTCTTGGCCAACATTTGGTGCAGGTTCATTTAAAGTATGACCACCTGTAGGTGCTGGTCTAGGTTCTGCCGATACATCAGGAGAAGGAGTTCTAAGACTTTCAGCAATTCTTTCTTGGCCAACAGAACCTGGTGGTGTAACATCACCTGTTCTTACTTGAGTAGAAGACTCTACGACCTGAGGTTGATTAGTTCTAATTTCTTTTATCGCCTGATCGGTTGTTACGGGTTTAATAAAAGTCCCGTCTTCACTGTAAGCAGGTGAAGCAGTTACTGTTACACGGCCGTCAGGCATGATATTGATATATGCTTTTCCATCATGTGCCTTTTTAAAATTTTCCATTTCTTGTTGAAAAGCAGGAAACTCACTCTTTGGAATAGATATACATCCATGGCTGTATAAACGCTGTAAGTCGTCATGACCAGAAGAATGTATGACCATACCATCTCTTGTTCTACCAACCTTAGGATCAAATTTATTATTCAATGAAGGCATTTCATAACCATATCCACCAGGAACGTGATGAGGATTAAATCCACCTACTGGTGAACTACCCAAAGGTGTTGACGGATGATCTGTATCGTCAGGTCTACCAGAACCAAAATGATATGTCCCGCCGCCTTCAAAAGAAAGAGAACCTTGTCGGACGGCTTGTCTAGATGATTGTACCTTTTCTGTTATGTTAGTAGGGTCTGCTACCGACTCTGTTTTTGGTCCACCTTGATGTTGCTGCGACTGTTCAATGACACGCATAGGATTGGACTCACCTAAAGGTTCACCCTTGGTGTCATTAATAGCATAGAAGTTTTTGGCGCTTGTTATTCTAGTGTTTCCATCAATAGGAAATGTTCTGTATCTTACACCATTTGAGGTGGACCACTGGTCGGCAACTCTAATGCCAGTTATTTTTCCAGTCTGGTCTCTCTCATAGCCTAAAAATACGGCAGCATGTGTGGTATCGTTTCCTCTTTTTCCAGTACCAACACCTCCATCATAGTATTGTGAAGGATTACCTTCTCTATCCATGAATGTTGCAATAGGCGTACCAGGTTTTAAATTACCATCTAATACATTACTACCTTTGCGCCAATCACGGACAGTGCCTGTAGCACCAACATATGCTTTGGCGAGAGCAACACACTCTTTGCTTTCCATGCCTGTTAATTCTGATATTCTTTTTCTAACCGCTGCCTCTGATTTACCGTCTGACAAAAACTGTTGTGCTTCTGGTGATCCTGGAACAGGTAGATTGGCCTGAGAATATCTTGCTAATGACTGTATTCTATTGGTGTTAATTTCTCTTACAAGTTTTTCTCTTTCGGCTGCAACTTGCTCCGATGTATAGTCCTGTGTTATAGGATCTTTTGAGGCGCCCATTTTGGTGTAAACACCACTTTTAAACCAGTTAGAATTCCAATCAGAATCACCTACAGAAGCTCTTTCATTAATATTATATGGAGTTCCAGTTTGACCTAACTGCTGTTTTCCATAACCATACCACTGAGATGCCACCCATTTACGAGCCGCATCACCACCACCTCTCTTTGCTATTTCTTTGGCAATCCAATCCGCTTGCTGTGGTAATGTTGACATATTTCTAGGATCTAGTCCTGTTTGCGACATAAAGTTTTTGCCTAAAAAATTCATATGCATTTGAAATGGACCAAAACTTTTTCCACTATCACCTATATCATATTCACCTGATGTTTTTCCAATTGACTCGCCACGAACGATACCATACATGATACGTGGGTCAATATTATTTTTTGCAGCGGCAGTATCAATAATTTGCTTCATACCACTGCTTGAAGCCAGGCTTTGTTTTACCTCTTCTTCTGATGGTGCCGGCACCATATACTTATAAAATTCTTTATCACCCTCACCTTTAAACTTTTCAAGGCCAACATCTTTTAATTGTTTTTCAGAAAGAGTTGTGATAAAAGCAACTCTAGGATCATTTGCTGCAATTTGTTCACCATTTTGTAATGCTTGAACTGTAGCTGTCTGTTCTGGAGTTAATTTTGGTTGAGGAGCCTCACCAGGCTTTAATGGTGTTGCAGTTTCTTCGCTCACACCTTCTTGTAACTTTCTTCTCCATCCTCCTTCTTCCATGTTTTCACCAGCAGCGTCACCACTGGCTGTATTATTCAATTGTTCCTGGAAGAATGCCTGTTTAGCAGCCATCGTGCCTGTAGGAAGAGCCTTCAGAAATCCAGATATGTCGGGTAGACTTTTGAGGTAGTAACGAGGAAATAATTCTGCTATCTCTGTTGGTGTCAAGGCAGACATTAAAAAGCGGCCAATTCCAGGGTTCTTGATTGCCTGGACTCTCTCTTGAACATTTAGCTTATTTAATAACTTTAAACTTATTTTTTTATAGTTGATCATCTTCGTTTAGCCTGCCTCTGCATTTGTGCCATCTGAGACTTTCTCTCTTGTTCTAATAGCTTTATTCTTTCTTCTTCTGCTGCCAAATATTCTTTCAAAAGATCAACATATACATATCTTTCCCATGGTATCATACCTTCAACTTCTGTTAAACTCCAGTGATGATGTTCCATGAGACCAAAGTTTGTTTTATAATAATTTCCAAGTTTGTCATGACCCATTATGAGAAAAAAAAATCATAGAAATCTGAATACCTCACATGGTGTTCAAATCCACATTTTGAACATGTTGCATCCAATGTAACAACAAATGTCGGAAAGTTATCAACAAATGCGGCTAACTTGTTATAGTTTTCCTCTGTCAGGTCTTCCACAAATCTTTTCAATTCATCTTTTGAATAATCCCTGGCGGCGTGCATGACCTTTCCATCATAGATGTATTCAATTGAGTTAACTATCAGAATAGTTCGTTGATCAACTGGCTTGGCATTTTCGATGTGCTTCACTACAGAATATGTTGGATATTTCATCTTGACTCCTCTATTTGAGTCAAGTTTGATATCATTTGTTAGTTCTTCTTCTGTTACAATTTCACAGTTGTTTATGTCCAGGTCAGTATTGAATATATGACCGCAGACTTTATCTTCAACCACATTGTTACAGGTCAGCCTGATTTCAACTTTTTCACCTATGGACTTAGCACGTAGATATATAAAAACATAATCGATATCAAAGAAAGGTAACTTATCAACATCCAAATCACCTTCGATTATACAGTTGTTAATAACCTGCTTAACAGTTGCCACAACGTCATCAATCTTATTTGCTTCAAGTGCCATAAACAAAAGTTTTTCTTCTTTCACGGAGAAAGGTCTGACTTTGATTGTCTTTCCTGTAGAAGGTATTTTCAATTCATAAATGGGCACATCAATCTTTGGTAAAGGCATTATTTAATCTCCATGTTAAACTCTCGGTGTAATATCTCTTCCTGGTCTTGACCAATATTTGAAGGCAAAAGAGACATCAAGTCTTATTATATCCTGGTCACCCCAAGTCACTGGTTGTGGGTTAACTGTAACTGGCCAGGCCTTGAATAGTGACCATTGATATACCGCTTTAGGTTCCGTGGGCGCACGGACATTTTGGTTTGCTGCATATTCGGCTAGCTGATATACATCTATCTGACAGTAATACTGTTCTGGATAGTTAAAATCAAATATGTTTGTTGGATTTATTATCTCTAGCCAGTCATCAAACAGTTGTCTTTCAAATGATTCCTGCCGGCATATAAATCTCAAATCATGAGTGTCGGCGTATTTTGAATTTCTTGGAACGAACTGAGTTGGTCCATAATATCTAACTTGTGATATATCAAATCCACGGCCAGGCAAGTCAGTTGATTCGCAGAGCATTGTCAAATCTCTCATCAAAGGACCATAGTTATATTGTGACAGAATATTATTAACACCAACAGGTGATATTCTGACAGCAAATCTACATTGTTTGGCTGGACCTCCTAGTGAATTTAAAGCACTATTCAGATTAAGCATAGTTAAACGAGTTGGAGGATTATTAGGTGTGAAAGATGCCATTAGTTACCGCCTGCAATAAGGTCTTTATGAATGATTTCCATCTCTTGGAAATTTAATGAAAGTAATGTGGCTACAGGATGTCCATTTGAGAATGTGCTCCATTCGCCACCAAAAGGTGCGTAGTCTACGTCAATTCGGTTCAGAACACATCGTCTTATTTGAGGTATATGAGGATTCGGCTGACCCTTATTAAAAAATCTGATCTGAAATTCTGCTGGTGTTTGAAACAATACACCTACGGCTCTTGGTGCTGCCCAGTATCTCAAATTTTGTATAATACTTTTCATTGACCTGGATTCGTCAAAAGATTGTGGTGCCATTGCAAACTGAAACTGAAATGACCTAAGGGCTGTGTTTGTATAGAGAACTTGAACACCAGGATTTATAGTATAACCCGTAGCGCCTGCTAATGGTCCTGCACCAACACCTAACTTGTCTCGCATAAGATTTGTCAATTTAATATCAGCATATTCATGAACTTCGTGTGTAACTATACCGGAGCCGCTCAGACCACCTGGTATAAAGAGAACCGCTGCATACTGAGATTGGTTAGGTGTCACGGACTCATTGGCTGCCTGGAGTCCTGCTCGTCGGGCAACATTATCGATAACCTGACCTATTGCACCAGTTGGAATACCACCTGTTATGGCTGTAATGGTCATATAATGTCCTGTTTGATCAGAACCTAAGTCTTGGGGAAAAATATCATATGAAAACCCAGGTGAAACCGAGGCTGCCGAAGGTGTAAAGTTCTGAACTATACCTTCAACAGGGTTTACTAAATTTTCTCCAAGAAAATCGTAGGTTTGATCTAAGAATGCCATTTATTCCTCCAATGCTACATACTATTTAGTAGAGGTTATTAAATGGCACATGATTATAAGCAAGGTATTTTTAAACCTAGAAACGTGAAAAAGTATATTGGTGATCCAAGCAAGATAATATATCGTTCTGGTTGGGAACTCAGAGTTATGCAGTATCTTGACGAAAACTCAAGCGTCATTGGATGGTCTTCGGAAGAAATAGTAATACCTTATATATCACCATTAGACAATAGAATGCACAGATACTTTGTTGACTTTTATGTAGAGGTTGTTGACAAAAACGGAAACAAAAAGAAAATGCTCCTGGAGGTTAAACCCAAATCTCAAACACAAGAACCTAGAACCTCGAAAAGAAACACGAAGAGATATCTAACAGAGGTCATGACATGGGGCGTCAATCAAGCCAAGTGGAAAGCAGCCCAAGAGTTTTGTATTGATAAAGGTTGGGAGTTTAAATTGATAACAGAATCGGAACTATTCAACAAGAAATAGAATAAATAGTATTATGGCTGAAAAATATACAAAAGATACACTAAGTAAATGGTTTGAATCCAAAGCGATGAGCGTTTCGGCGGGTGCCGCTCGAAACACCATATTTGGTGTCAACATCAGAAAGAGGGACTTTGGTGTCACAGGTAACCTATACTTTTTCCGATATGAAGCGAAAGGTAAAGAAATACTGCCTATGTGGGATAAGTATCCACTGGCAGTAATACTTGAACGAAAACCTGATGGATTTCTGGGATTAAATCTTCACTATCTATCGGGATCACAAAGAAGTTCTCTCTTAGGACTTGTAGATAAATACAAGGAAGAATATAAAATGAAGATGTCGGTGACCACTGGAACATCGGTTAACTGGATAAATCTTATGCAGTATGCTGATATGGTAGGAATGGAATCATTGCCGCCCAGGGCACTGAAAAGATATCTTTTTACTCAATGTAGGTCAAAGTTTATTGAAATATATCCTGATGAATATGACAAAGCAATTCAACTACCCATCGAACAGTGGGTAATCAAAAGGTAAGAAATGCCCTATCAACCATTTTTCGACAAGTTTCCAAAGATTGATTATGATATCAATAATGATCTTTATTCTAAGTATGAAAATGTTACCAACATATTCTTCAGAATAGGAGTTATTCGTGAGATATTGAACAACATATCTTCTTATTATGTTTTTGAAATTGAAAACGGAGACAAACCTGAGGTGCTTGCTGATAAGATTTATGGTGACCCAGGCGCAGGATGGATGATACTGTATGCAAATCGGATTATGGATCCACAGTGGGAATGGCCTCTTGATAATGAGGAGTTTAAAAAATATATCATTGATAAGTATGGATCTGTGGCGAACGCAAAAACAAAAGTGCATCATTATGAAATGGTCATTAAAAGAACTAATTCTGAAACACAAGTAACAACAGAAACTAGATTTAATGTTGGTTATAGATCCTATGGTTCCAAACAATATCAGGTCTCCGTATGGCCAGAAGGTGCCAATTACATTTTAGGTGAAGAAGCCTTTACAGGTGTTTCAACAAGCAATTATGACTTCTATGGTGATGTTACTAATTGGTGGGTATCAAACAGTACCGTGCAGATTTCAAATACTGTAGGAAGAATTGCTATAGGTGATGTTATTGTAGGAAACACCAGTGACGTATTAGGAACTGTAACAGGTATTGTTGATGATGATATACCACACGATTTCTACTTAAACTTACCTGAGGTCCAGGAAGTCGAAACATTTAACTTTGATGGCAAAACTATTACACAGGTTACTGATCGTGAGGCAATTTATGCATTTGATTATGAGGACCAACTCAATGAATCTAGAAGAACAATTAAAGTTATTAAAAGGGAATACTATGATAGAGTTATGTCTGAATTTAATAATCTGGTACAAGCTAGACCATCTTATCTTAGAAGACTAACATAATATGGCAAAAACGTTACAGGTTCAAGATCCTGCTGGTCTGATTAGTGTTTATGGTTTTGATATTGGTGGTGCTGCCGGAGAGTTGGCTGAAACCACCATTAAAGAAATAGTTCTTGCTGAAAGTTTAACTACTCCTGGACTACAGACCTCTGTAACACTACAATCATTCATTTACACAACTTTTAATAAAAATTTTGATAACTTTAAGAATAAACCAGTAACTTTCAATCTTGTCAGAGAAAACACTGGCAAGTCACTGCAAGTTGCACAGCAAGTTTATAGGCTTGCTAATCGTGATTTCATGCCGACCAACGTAGGTCAGACCGAAGAAATGACGGTTCATGCCTGCGACCAAACATTATTGAATGATGCAAAAACTTTGGTATCAAAATCATGGAAATGTACCAAACCATCAGACATTGTTAGTTATGTTCTTGGTTCTTGTGTCGGCGCCAGGCAGACTGACGTGGAGCAGGCCGATCCAACCAGAGATTATATTGCAGAAAATATCCATCCATTTCAGGTAATTGCACAGCAATCCAATGTTGCTCTTGCTCAAGGTGATGATCCTTCTTTTGTTCATTATATGACATATAGAAATCTCGGCACACACCACTTTAGATCACTGAAAAGTTTAACACAGGCCGGTGCCGGTTTCCAGTTCCAACATGCAGAAACTGGATGGGTCAATAATGGTGGTTATGCCAATCCTAGAGCGGTTATATCGTTTATGTTTCCTTGTGATTTTGATTATCTATCTGACCTTCTTAATGGTATAGATGAAAATGGTTCAAACCAAAATGCTCTTGCTGTGTTCAACCCTGTTGCAAAAGCAATGTCACTATTAGGTAATCAGACAAAAGGTTGTGGCATGGGCGGATTTAACTATAAGCAAGCACTGACAAATGGCGGAACATCAAAGCAGCAGGACTCATGTAACTTTGGTGTTGAAAAATATTTGCTGAAACGCCAGGCAAGAATGTCACTATTAGAAAGAGACAAAATAGGCCTAAGAATTGTTGTTCCATGGAATCCTGATATTCATGCAGGTGATATGATTAATTTAACATGGGACAATAAGAATAGCGGCGGCTTAGTTTATGGTAGCGGAGATTATCTAGTGGTATCAATGCAGCATAGTGTAAGATTAGGTGGCTTTTCTACAACTACCATGGACTGTGTATCAAGAACAGTTGGTAACGGAGGTGTATTATAAGATGACTTACCCTAAGAACTTTCCAGGACAAATTCAGGTTGCTATTGTGGGAGGCGGCGACGTAAATGATCCTGCTGAGGATCAATCCTGCAATCAAAGAATATATTCACCATTGGAGCACAGTCCAGATGGTGTTCAATTAAAGCATCTCGCCTTTTCTCCAATGTCACACTCACCAACAAACCATTCTCAGCAATCTTTTCCAGGTTGTATGGACCCTGGTTCATTGGTTTATGTTCTAAAGAATACAGGTTCAAACCAGGTCCAGATTTTAGGTCAGGCAAATGATTTTCATAATTCTGAAACAAATAGAATACCTGGTAATCTAGATTTGATGAATAATCCTATTGTCAAAGAATTGCTTGATAGAACAATCCAAATCCTGATACCACCAAACGTTGAAGACGCCGAAGAAAAAGGCGCAAGAATTAAAAAGATAAAAGAAAAAGGTCAAGAACATAAACACAATCTACTTAAAGGCCTACCAACCCATGCCGCTTTGATGGGTATGTCAGGTCTTAGAATACCTGAGGTGAAAGAAGTACCGACAGCAAAGCAGCATTGGCAAAAACTGCTAAAAGATGACCAAATGAACAACTTACCTGGAAGTCTAATGTCACTAGGTCAGATGTTCCAGGGTTTGATGGGCGGCCTCGGCGGTGGTGGAGGCGGCGGAGGCGGCCTTCTCGCCGCCGGTGGAGCAGGAGGTGCGCCTGCACCAGCAGCAAATAACGAAATAAATTTCGGTACAGGATATGATTACAGCAGAAACAGAATGGATGAAATTACATCCAAAATGACACCTCAAATGAAAGATGCTGTTAATTCTCTGTCAACACTAATGCAAGGATTTGACTCAACAGGATCAGAAGGTTCATTTGTAACAGGTGGTAGAGTTCATGTTCCGACATATCTAGATAATTCTGCATCATTGATATCACAAGCAACTAACATATATGAACTAATGGATGTGATGCATAGACTCCAAAATGATGAGTCGCTATTTGGAACAGAAAAACTAGAAGCACAAGTTTCCGAAATTGAAACATATGAAGGTTCAACCAAACAATATTTTTATGCCAACGGATATATCACCCTTGATCAGACGCCTGCAATGCAGAATAATCAAAACAATTTTGCCAGTAGTGCAGGTTCTCCTTCAACTGCTCCTTCTGGTGGAGGATCAGGTAACGGAGGTATGTTCGGTGATCAGATGAAAAATATCATGGACATGCTTAAGAGAGTTTCCCCTGAGGCTGAGAAGAAACAAAAAGAAGTTATAGAGAAAGTTACCTCAGGTAACCATGGTAGAAAATCAAATCCTATTGTGAAGGCTCTGACAGATGGTAAAAATCCAGTCAAAGATGAAGTTCTGAATCAAGGTGGTTAATATGACATATAAAGGATGGTATAATGGCTAACAATAAAAAGACCAGCACTAAAAATGATAAGAAGAAAACGGAACAAACCTGGACAGGTCCCAAGGATGCACGTTCTGAAAAAGGCGCCGCTAAGTATCCTAATCAGCATGTTTTAAAAACAAGATCAGGCCATTCTATAATTTATGATGATTCAAAAGATAATGAAAGCATGACCATTCAACATAGAGGTGGTTCATGTATCATGTTCATGCCTGATGGTGCCGTTCATATGACTACTCACAATGGTCGTTATGATATTGTTTTCGGTGAGGACAGAATGACTGTCACTGGTGCCCATGACATTACAGTTAAAGGTGATGGTTCTCTACGTGTATATGGTGATTATAGAAAGACTGTTCATGGTAATGTTGAGGTATCCGCCACAGGTTCTATTACCTATCGAGGAAACAATATTAATCATCTCGCATCCGGTAATCACACAATAGTTGCAGAACTAGGTAATCATAAGTTTGGTACCGCTGCTGAACTCTCCGCACCACACGTTTCTGTTGTAGGATCAGATAGCGCCGCCTTTGTCGGTAGAGATAAAGCATTCTTTGGTGGTAAAAATGCCGAGGTTGCAGGCGTGAACAAACTTAAAGTTGGCTCAGAAAAAGGTGAGATGCATGTTCATACTGAAAAGGACTATCATCAAAACATAAGAGGTTCCAAGAAGATGAAAATTGAAGCATCTATTGAACTTAATGTCGAAAAAGATGAAAATGCGGAAGTTAAAGGTGATCGTAATCAAAAGATTGGTGGCACCAATGTTGTGAAGGCACAGGAAATTAAATTACAGCCAAGCAGAGATCCTAAGAAACCAGGCGAAGCGGAAGAGCATGAAGTTAATTCTAACCAGGTTGAAACAGCATCTCCTCAGCAGCAAAACAATGATAAACTCCGTTAATAAGTTAGCCTAAATAATTTTAAATATACTAGAGGACCGTAATGGCACAAGGACCGTTTATCAATAGAGCACCAGATTATGTTGACCTTGATCTGGACTTTTTCAAACATCCAACAACCAAGGATGTTATGATGAGAACTGGTGAAGAGGCGATTAAAAGGTCTGTCCGTAATTTATTGTTTACCAACTTTTATGACAGACCTTTTAGACATTACATAGGGTCAAATGTGTATAAGTTATTGTTTGATAATGTCAATCCGATTACTGCCATGTTTATCAAAGATGCCATAACAGAAACAATAAATAATTTTGAACCAAGAGTCCGAATTGTTAGTGTTGAAGTAGATCCAGATATCGATAACAACGGATTTAATGTGAGACTACGTTATGTTATTCTGAACCGTGAATTACCCATAGTTACAAGCCTATTCCTAGAGAGGATCAGATAAGTTATGGCAACAGGCAACACCGCCCTTAGAGTCACCGAACTAGACTTTATTTCAATCAAAGAAAATCTAAAAGAGTTCCTTCGCAGCCAGAGCACCTTCAGCGACTATGACTTCGAAGGTTCTGGTATGTCTGTTTTGCTAGACGTTCTGGCCTATAATACTTATTACAACTCTTTTTATCTAAACATGGTGGCCAACGAAGCCTTTCTAGACACCGCACAAGTTAGACAAAATATCCTCTCACACGCAAAACATATCAATTATGTACCAATGTCTAGACGAGGTGCCTTTGCAAATGTAAATGTTAAAGTTACACCTTCTACATCGGAAAATCAGACAGTTCAATATATTGTTATGGACCGTTATACTCAGTTACTAGGAACTGATATCGATGGTGTCAATCATCCTTTCGTTACAATTAATGCCAATGCTGCTGGTAAAGTTGCAGGTAGTTTTAACTTTGAAGGAATACGTATTAAGCAGGGTCAGGTTATTACACAACAATATCCCGTGTTGGCTAATAACTCTTCGAGAAGATTTCAGATTCCTTCCGCTAATATCGATACTAGTACCATTACAGTCACTGTTTTGGAATCCTCATCCAACAACTATACAGAAGAATATAAGTTATCAGAAGACTTAACAGTGGTCGAGGCAAACTCAAGAGTATTCTTCTTAGAAGAAGATGATACACTAAACTATACTCTTTACTTTGGTGATAATGTCATTGGTAAAAGACCTGCCAATGGAAATATCGTTCAAGTAACTTACTTGGATACTGTTGGTTCGGCTGCAAATTCTATCACAAGATTTACATTCTCTGAATCGGTTGGTGGCCTATTCTCTGATAACGTTATTGTCACCACTGTATCCGCTTCTTATGGAGGAACAGATAAGGAGACGGAAGAACAAATTAGATTTAGAGCGCCTCAGCATTATGTAACACAAAACCGTGCAGTAACAAAGAATGACTACGAAGCAATCATTACTCGTGGTTTTAACAACATCGATTCTGTTTCGATCTGGGGCGGAGATGAAAATGATCCTCCTGTATTTGGTAAGGTGTATATGTCTCTTAAAACTAAAGGACTTTATGCACTATCAAACCTTGAAAAAGAATCAATTAAAAACAAATTAATACTTGAGAGAAACGTTCTAACTGTTATCCCTGAGATCGTTGATCCAGACTACACATTTGTCATGATATCTGGAAAGGTTGTTTATAATCCAACACTAACATCCAAGACAGAAAATCAGTTGATTCAAATTGTAAGAAACGCTGTAAGTGATTATAATGAAAAAGAATTAAATAAGTTTAACTCAACTTTCAGAAAAGCTCGTTTGCAGAAATATATTGAAGCCTGTGATCCATCTATTACAGGTTCAGATATTGATGTCCTGTTACAGAAACAAATAACTTTACAGATAGAAAAGGCGACCAACTATCAGATAAGGTTCAATGCTCCGATTTCTAAGAGTAGTTTCTATAACAAACTATACTCTTTTCCTCAGATCCATGTTTATGATTTACAAAATGTCCTAAGAGAGGTTTTGTTTGAAGAAGTTCCTAATTCATTTACTGGTGTTGATTACATAGGCGTTTTAAATCCTGGAAGAAACTTTTCAGGAACTCCCACTGTAACAATCACAGGCGACGGCGAAGGTGCCACAGCCACAGCGAAGGTTGTCAACGGAAGAATTTCAAGAATTGACATTGTAAATAAAGGTCAAGGATACACCAGAGCAACCGTGACCATATCAGGCGGCGGAGGGACCGAGGCAACAGCGTTTGCAAAGTTTGAAGCAAGATATGGTGTGTTGAGAACTTATTACTATAAGCCAAATGGTGAAAAAGTTATTGTTAATGAAAAAGCCGGAACAGTAGATCACTTGTCGGGCCTTGTAACCATAGACTCATTATACACTATAGGAACAGATATCAATGACTTTTATGCCGCAGGAATCTTAACAGTTAATGCTGCGCCTGAAGAAGAAATTATCTTACCTCTAAGAAACAGAATACTTGCAATTGACACCAACAATCCACAAAGTATTCAGATTCAAATGGTGCCTGAAACCTAATGCTATCAACGAATAATAAAACTTCACATTTAATAACATCACAGGTTCCAGACTTTGTTAATAGGGACCACCAGACTTTTATTGAGTTCCTTGAATACTATTACAAGTTTATGGAAAAGTCAGGTGAAACTTTAGAGGTTTCTAAGAACCTTAGACACTATCTAGATATCGACAACGCTGTTGGTAACAATGAAGTTTTCCAGAAAAAGTTGTATGATAGTTTTATCAAAGTCATTCCTGAAACCACTATTGCCGATAAGACCATAATATTAAAACATGCCACAGACTTTTACAGGGCTCGTGGTTCAGAAAAGTCTATACGTTTTCTTCTTAGAATACTGTTTGATAAAGAAGCAGATATCTATTATCCAAAGCAGGATATTCTTAGAGCATCCGATGGTAAGTGGTTTATTGAAAAGTCGATCCGTGTTAACAAAGTTTATATTACCAGTAATGTAAGCAATACTCTTCCTATTATAACAGCAAATGATGCTGCTAATATGCAGTTCACCCTGATAGGTGACCAGGCTGATAGATTTAAAAATTATCTGATCAGAGGTCAGACCTCGAATGCCACTGCTATTGTTGAGGACGTTGACGTTTATTATGAAAAAGGTGCAATTGTCTCCGAACTAAAACTATCAGGAATTTCAAAACCCTTTGCACCAGATGAATTTATTTACACTTACATAAATGAGGAAGGCAAAGATAAACTAATCAGAGCAAACATCTTCTCTGGTATCGTAATCAATGCCGCTCTAACCGAATCTGGAAACGGATATTTCGAAGGCGAAACAATTAGAGTTGAGTCCGTCAACGGACTAGGATCAGGTGCCAGTGTTGTTGTTCTAAAGACCACCAAAGGTGGATTGAAAAACATTCTAGTTGAATTTTCTGGTGCAGGTTTCAGACAGTCTGATGATCTTCTCATTACAGGCGGCTCGGGATTTGGCGCTTCTGGTAATGTTTTCAAAGTTAATGAGTCTGAAACATATCATCCAAACACATACAAGTTTTTAGCCAACACAATAGCAGAAGTTTCAAATGATCTGATAGGAAATGCATTTTCAAATCTTGCTGTTATGAATGTTAATACATCAAATCTTACAGTCTATACAGGATCGATCGGTATTAATGGAAATGTTAGTGTTGTAAACCTATCTTTTTGGTCTGGTAATTCTAATGTTTGGTTCGAGACCGGTGACCAGATAAATGTTAATAATAAAACAGTAACTGTAACATTTCTTAATCCTTCATCAAATACCATAATAGTGAACCCCGCTTTAGGAAGTAACCTAGTAAATGAATCACTAGTAATTTATAAAAAGCCAAATGCAAATACAGCACTTGTTAATTCAATGTATTACTGGACATTTTCTAATGTCGGACCTGTAACAGCAATTAATGTTCTGACCTCAGGAGAAGGATACAGAACATTGCCTGGTGTTAGTATCAGAGGTAATACCACAGTCCGTTCTTTGGCCATACTAGGAAGAATGAACGTGGAATCCCGTGGTGAGAACTATCAGGCTGGTGACAGAATTGAATTTATATCAGCAAGACACACATATGGTTCAGGTGCTGTTGCATATGTCGAAAGTGTGAATGCCACCGGTGCTATTATGAACGTTAAGTTCGGTCAGATACCTGGTTATCCTGTTGGTGGAATGGGTTATGATCGTGCTAATCTTCCTGAGACTAAAATAATATCAACAGCCGGCAGTAATGCTGTTGTTAAAGTCACATCATTGTTGGGTGAAGGTGAAAGACTTATTACTCTCGTTGATACCATTGGTTCTATTCTTGATCTTCGTGTATTGACAGGCGGCTCAGGTTATACTGAACCTCCAACACTAAATCTTGCCTATAGATCAGACGGATCTAGACGATTCGAATCAGATATTGCAAATGCCTTTACTACTGTTGTTACAGGTGTTTATACATATCCAGGTAAGTTTATCAATGATGACGGACACATTTCATCATATAACTTCTTACAGAACAAAAACTATTATCAAAATTATTCTTATGTGGTTCGTTTGAATGAATCCATTAGTAAGTATAGAAAAGTTATTAAAGACCTTATTCATCCAGTTGGTGTTAAAGTTTTTGGTGAATATACATCATTCAATGATGAAGTCAGTTTGGCCCAGCAGAGTTCAAATGCAGTAGGAACATTATATTTTGTTTCTGAAATTAATACAAACTTGATATTCAATCTTGATGCGGCAAATACCGAAAGTTATTCTGAAGGAAATAACTGGGTTAATATTGCTTCTAAACGTAAGCCTGGAGCTAATATAGCGACACTAGAAAACGGAGCCAATGTCAGACACGGTGTAGTCTACTTTGATGGTGTTAATGATTATGCCAACGTAGGTAATACAGTAATATATCCTGTAATGGCTAATAACGAATACACCGTTAGTATTTGGTTTAACAGAAAAGTAAACACAAATCTACAATATCTGGTCTCAGAATGGACAGCATCAAACACCGATGCATTCTATGTCAGTGTAAGCAATGGTAATGTTTCAGTTACCGACTCATGGGTAGATATACCAATTGCCAATGTTGCTCCTACAAATACATGGGTTTTCTTGACCGTAGTTAACAGTACCACGAATGCCCATATCTATGTTAACGATTCTTTGAAGATATCCAAAGGTAGCCCTCTATCATTTACAAAGACGGGACCATTTGTCATCGGTAGAAAAGGTGCTAATAACTCAAATTACTTTGACGGCAAGATTACAGAAATTATGGTATATACTCATCCTATGTCAAATACCGAAGTGGAAAGAAATTTCTCATTTATGAGGAATCGTTTCGGAGTTTAGTATAAATAAAGTAAAACAGGAATTAAATTACTATGGTTGCAGTTCACTCCAAAGAATTTGAAATTTTCAACGCCAAACAGTTTAAAGAATCCGTTTCTGAACCAGACTCAGCAAACATATACTTTACTTTTGGTAGATGCCGCCCGTGGCCAAATGGTGACACACCTACGGCCGCAAACACATCTATCGATGCTGATAACAATGTTTGGAAAGATATGATAGGTGGTAAAAGACTTTCTGGTAATAATATGCGTCACTGTATACCACGCTTTAACTGGACAGCAAATACCGTCTATAACCAGTATGATCACCTAACAGACTCTATCGCATTGAAAAATGCCAACAATAAGTTTTATGTGATTACAGATGACTTTAATGTTTATAAGTGTATTGCTAATAACTATGGTAAAGCATCTACAGTTAAGCCTACATCTAGAAGTACCACTGTTCCTATTGAGTATGAAGACAAGTATATTTGGAAATACCTGTATACCTTGACGGCTGAAGAACAGTTAAGATTTACTACAGAGTCATATATTCCTGTTAATACACTAAAATTAGATAATAACTCCGACCAATGGTTGGTACAAGAAAATGCCATTCCAGGTAGTTTGTTGCACGTTCAAGTTATGAACGGCGGTGTTTATACAGCAAATGATATAACTGTAACAATTCGTGGAGATGGATTTTATGCCAATGCAGTGGCTCAGCGAAACGTCTTTTCAAATTCTGTGTCACATATTATCATGGACAATTATGGATACGGATATTCTTATGCTGACATTCTATTAGAATCTCCTACAGGAAGTGGCGGAATCGGCCGTGCAATTATCAGTCCTACAGGAGGACATGGATCAGACCCTCTTACAGAACTAGGCGGTTCTTATCTGATTATCAGTATAAGCCTGGCTGATTCTGAATTAGGTATTCTGACAACACATAATGATTATCGCCAAGTGGCACTTATTGAAGATCCATTAAAGTATGGAGATAGAGACAATGTGGCCACAAATACTGTTATATCTCAGTTAACTACAGTTGCCCTGAATGGACTGTCTGTGGATTATATCGAAGACGAGGAAGTATATCAAGGATTCTCATTTTTAAATCCTGACTTTAGAGGTGTTATTGTTGAATGGGATTCCGCAAATAGTATGATGAAACTTTCAAATGTTGAGGGACAACCCACATCCGATCTATTGATTGGAACAGAGAGTACCGCAGCGAGATTCTTGGATTCGGTTCAATATCCAGCGTTAGAGCCTTATTCAGGAAATATACTATATATAGATAATATAAATCCAATTCAAAGATCGGAAGACCAAACAGAAACCTTCCAGATCATTCTCAGATTTTAAAAGGGATAAAATATGGCTTCGGCAAATGTAACCAATACTTATGTTGTTCCCGAGAGTACCAAGGTCTCTCCTTATTATGATGATTTCAGTGAAGATAAAAACTTTCATCGTATTCTTTTTAGACCTGGTTATGCTGTTCAGGCTCGTGAACTAACACAGATACAGACCATTATGCAAAACCAAGTCGAAAGATTTGGTCGTCATATTTTCACTAACGGATCACCTGTAATTGGAGGTGATGTTGTAATTCCTGAGGAATCATTCGGTACTATTAATCTGAGTCCTACGTATGGTGTTTCAAACAATAGTATTACCGCATCAGACTTTATAAACAAAACAATTGTATTAACAACAGATCCTGTGAATGGCCCAAAATTTAGAGTCATGACTGCCACAGAAGGTGATGATATAGATCCACCTTCTCTGTATGGTAGATATGTTAATGAATCAGGTTTTGCTGAAGGCGCTACAATTAAAATTGAAAATGAACCTGTATATGCAAATTTATCCTCTGCTAATTCTTTTTCCCAGTCAAAACTTGCATTGCTTCGTGACTCTATATTCTTTTATAATGGCTATTTCGTAAAAGTACCTAAACAGACTGCCGTTATTGGAAAATATATAACTGCTCCTTCGTGTAAAGTCGGCTTAGAGTTTGATGATGATATTGTAACAGAAAACAGTGACTCAACACTATTAGACCCTGCACAGGAATCGTCAAACTTCCAGGCACCAGGTGCGGCTCGTTACAAGATGGACTTGACTCTAACAACAAGAACATTGGATTCTTCTGATGATAGTAAGTTCATTGAACTTGCTCGTATCGAAACTGGTGTTATTAAAAAACTTATTAAGTTCCCTGTTTACTCTGAGATTGAAGAAGTCTTTGCCAGAAGAACATATGAAGAATCCGGAAACTACACTGTCAGACCATTCATTATTAGTTTTGATAACGACAGATATACACCAGAAGATTTTGTTAAAGCAACTCTGACTCCAGGTAAGGCTTATATTCTTGGGTTTGAATACGAAACAATATCAGATACCGAAGTTCGTATTCCAAAGGCTAGAACTAAAAAAGATATTTTAGGATATGATCTTAATCTAAACTATGGTAACTATGTTATTGTTGATAAGATGAATGGTCTTTTTGATGTTTCTGAAATGACCACTTTTGATATTCATTGTGTTCCTCAAAATTTTGTTAGCTACACAAACGCTAACACATATAATTCAACAAAAATTGGTACAGGGCGTATCAGAGACCTGGAATTCTATGGTGGTGATATTGATGTTGATGCTCGTCGTTACGAGTTTTATTTCTTTGATACGAGATACAGATCCATATCTGATAATGCAGCAACCGTAACGGCTAATACAGTTGTTTTGAGTAATGCATCTACAATCTTAACCTCAAATAATAATGCGTATGTTGGTGCTAAACTAAGAGTCTTAAAAGGACCTGGATCTGGATATTCTTATGATGTTAGTGAATATGATGGATCTACCAGAAAAATAACAATTTCTACTGACTTTTTCGAGTCAGTGAATACAAGTAGTGTTATGTCGGTAGAATTTGATTTTGCTGAATCTGAATCATTTGTTATTAGCAAAACTTATACACCTGGTGCCACAGCCAACGCCAACACCAACATTACAACTTTAAATAAAGATGGTAACTCTGCTAACGGTTCCGCTTTTGTCTTTGAATCTTCACTTAATACTCTGTTATTTCCTCTACCAGAGCAGTATGTCTCCAGTGGTATATCAAATGCTTCTTTTAGATATCGTAAGAAATACGGTGCTGTGGCATTCAATGCTGGACAATCTGACATTATTTCGTCAAGTTCAAATGAACAGTTTTTAGGATCCACAGTTTCTTCTAATACATCCTCTTCTGTTATGGAAAACTTTTTGGTTGTGGTTACCAACAAGAAAAGTTCCGCTAGATCAAACGGAGAAATAGTAAAAGCAACGGTTTCTATTACTGGAACTCCAGAGCAGGCAACTTTTAACACAGGAAACACAAGCCCTAACGATAGTTTTGAATCTGTTATCTTTGCTAAGATGGAAACAAACGAAGGTATAGTTCCTAAGGCTAAGACATTTGTTCAAGCCAATACAGTTGCCATGTCTTCTGAAACTCCTGTAATGATTACGGGAAGTCCAACAGGATCAACTGCTAATGTTTATCTAAATGCTGCTCAGGTAGTGATCAGCAATCCAACCAGAAAAGTTGGTGTTTCGGAATCTTTGTATATTTCTGATGCAATAGGCATTGAAAAAATCTATGACTTAGATGGTGCGAACATTCCTAATCCAGGAGAAACTTTATCTCAATTTAGAGATGTTACTGTCAGATTTGAATTTGATAGTGGCCAGAGAGATACGCATTATGATCATGCTTCAATAAGACTTAAGCCTAACTGGCCATCATGTAAAGGACCACTTTTGGTCTGCACCTATTACTATCAACATTCAATAGTTGCTGGCGGCGGAGGTTACTTTAGCGTAGACTCTTATCCATCTCTATCAAATCCGATTTTTAATGATGGTAAACTAATTGGTGACGGATATAGTGCAATTCCTACATATACTAAGAGCGATGGACAAGTAATTGAATTGAGAGATTCAATTGACTTTAGACCTACCAGAACAAATGCTTCTGGTGCAAATCCTAATTATACGCTATATGGTATTACCAATCCTATTGCTACTAGTGATTTTCAACTAGACTACTCTTATTATCTTGGTCGTCGTGATCTAATTGTTCTAACCTCAAACAGAACAATTGAAAGAGTTGAAGGTGTTCCTTCTAAGTTTCCACAGGATCCTTCTGTACCGAATCGTGTTATGGTATTATACTCTGTTGCCGTCCCTCCATACACAAAGAACCCTCAGAGCATAAAGACACGATACATTGATAATCGCCGTTACACCATGCGTGATATCGGAAAGATTGATAAGAGAGTTGAAACACTTGAGTATTATGTCTCACTAAACAACCTAGAAAAGAAGGCTGTTGATATGTCCATTACAGACGTTAATGGATTAGAAAGATCAAAGTATGGTATTTTTGCCGACAGCTTTACAGGCCATGTCCTTGGCAATTCTAAGTTAGAAGATTATAAGTGTGCTATGAATTTTGAAGAAGGATACTTACAGTGCCAGGCAAACACAATAGGATTTTCTCTTGCAGTAAATGAACCTTCTTGTTTGAATGTTAAGATTCATCGTGATAAGATTACACTAACTTATGATGAAACAGAAATGTTATCTAACAAACTTGCTTCTAAAGATGTTCCTGTTGCAGAATTTTTGTTTGCTGTGTTTGATGGAAACATCATCACTCTACCTGAAGCGGATATTTGGAAGAGCACCAATGTTGAACCTGACATTATTGTAACTGATACAAATACAACAGAATACACTACTGTTGAAGTTCTACAAAGTATAGTCAACAGCCAGGCAAGAGTATAAATATTTTAAAAGGATAAATTAGTAATATGGTTGATTTCATTTCAAGAGTAAATGTACCATCTGGTTCTATTCCAAGTGATGCTAGTTACAGTGTTACATCAAAACCTAGTATTGTGACAAACACCACAACTGTTGAAAAACCTCTAGGTAGTGTTCTTACTAACGTATCATATATTCCTTATATTCGTGGACAAGAAATAGAGTTTGTCACTTATAAGATGAGACCATATAGATATATCTATTATTATTTCGATGATCAACCTATGAATCAATATGTTCAGAGACCAAATATCATCGAAACAACAAGCAATAATTCTGTGAATGGTCTTCTTGACGGAAACAGACAGTTTGTCACGATTAATGGAGCCACTGCCAAAGTATTACATACCGAGTTCAATGAGAATGATGGTAATACGAGACTTTATGTTACTAATTTTACTTCTTCAGCTACAATTTCTATTGGTAATAACATTACAAGTCCAAACTCTAGTTATACCTCTAAAGTTAAGGCTTACAAGCACTATTCAGGTAAAGTTAAATCTGGATCAAATGTAAGTAATATCTTATTAGAGTCGGACGCAAACAATGTTACCGATAACTTCTATTCAGGAAACGTAATTACACTGGTCAATGGAACAAATGCAGGTGAAAGTGCAGAAATCGTAAACTATAATGCTGCAACTAGAACTGCCAATGTTTCGCCGGCCTTTAGTAATGTTACTGTAGGACAGGTATACTCTATTGGTGATGAAAGATCATCATGGTCTTCTAATAATACTCAGTTAAGTTATATCTCTCCTAGAGGATTTAACTCAGGTATTCTTCACATTCCTGATCCTTCTCAGACAACTTTGAAGTTCAGAACTGGTGATAGAATATTCAAAATAATGGACAATCCTAGAAATGATGATCAGCAATATACAACTTATGCTGCTTATCGATATGTCACAAATGGTCTAGATTTAACTAAAACACAAATTATTGAAAAGACTACAAATACTGCTGTAGAAAATAGAATTTTGTTTTTGATAGATCCTACTCCTACGCCAACTAGAACGCCAACTCAGACGGCTACTCCATCTCAGACGGCGACTCCTACTCAGACGATGACGCCAACAAATACTCCTACTCCGTCTCAAACAGGAACGCCAACGAATACACCAACTCAGACGATGACGCCAACACAGACGATGACGCCAACGGCATCAACGTCACCTTCAAATACACCAACGTCGTCTATGACAAGAACCCCTACGGCCACTCCTACAGCGACGCCTACTGGAACGGCTACAAATACGCCTACACCTACACCGTCGGTTACGACGACGGCGACACCAACACAGACTGGTACTCCTACTAATACACCAACAGGAACACCAACAAATACTCCTACACAGACTAGGACTCCTACTGCTTCGACTACTCGAACTGCTACTATGACTCCGACTCCTACTAAAACTAGGACTCCTACACCAACTATTGTTCGTAATAATCCATGTTTACCTTACGAAAGAGCCGACGCTGCGAACAGAACTTGTGCTGGTTACAATCCTAATCAGCAAAATATTAGATGGTGGAATTCTGCTTCAATGTATCGATATACCGATGCATCAGGTAACATTATTCAAGGCGCACCAAATTGGAAACAACTGGACCAAGGTTTGATTGTAGGAGGATATAAACAATTCCGACAATCATATGAACAAGGCGGCGGATGGACAATTCAAACCGTAAACGGTATTGATGTTTATAATCTTCCTGCTGGTGTTAAGTTCCCAGGTGGTTCTTATATTCAAGTCTTCTCTGATACAGGTGGAGTAAGTTGGAGAAACCAAGTATATGATGTTTCAGGATTGTATGCCTCTTCATTGATATGTTCTGAGAACCCAGGACGAAGTGCAGCGGCCTCTATTGTTCAAGGTTGTTGGGGTCTATCTCCTGATCCTATAGCACAAACATTCTTTGTGGATAGTGCAACCTATCCCGATGGTGTTTTTATTACATCTGTTGACCTATTCTTTAAAAATAAAGGAAATTTACCAGTTGAGTTACAGTTAAGACCAGTTGAAAATGGATTTCCATCTTCTAATACGGTCATACCTGGTGCTGTTACTGTTATGCAGCCTGAGAGAATCAAAACTTCTAATTTACCAAAAGCAGGAGTTTCAAACACTCGTTTCACATTCTCATCACCAATCTATTTGAGTTCAGGTTATGAGTATTCGTTGTTAGTCATTTCCGATGATTATGACTATGATGTTTATGTATCTGAATTGGGTAAAATTGCTTTTGGAACAACAAACATAATTTCAAAGCAGCCATTTATGGGATCCGTTTTCAAATCTCAGCAGAACAAAACTTGGACAGCAATTCAAGACGAAGACATGATGTTTGTCCTGAATGCAGCAATATTCAGTAATACATATGGCAGAGTTATTTTTACAGAAGATAAAACTAAGTTACCTGTTACAGAAAACAATGCTAATACTGTTTATGATTCTTTTGAAGTTCATTCCGATGCGATTGAACTAAAGCCAACTACGATCAAATATTACTATAAAGCAAGAGGTAATAATACTGGTGAGATTGATGCTGCATATACAAACATCAAACCAGAAGAAAAAATTAACCCTTCAGAAAGAAAGGTTATGAATCCTCCTAGTTATACTAGTTATGCTTTTGATATGAGAGTTGACCTTACTACAGAGAATAATCAAGTTTCTCCTATTATATTCCAAAATAGACAAAATTTGATTGGTATCGAAAACATTATTAACAATACTGGATTAGCCAATGAAAGTTTTGTCATCACTAATTCAGGATCTAACTACACTGCAAATGCGTCTGTAATAATAACATCTAACGTAGGTTATGGTGCTAATGCATTTGCTGTTGCGGATGTTGCGAACGGAACAATTTCTAAGATCATTGTTGATAATTCAGGAACAGGGTATGTTGATGATGTTTCTGCTGTAATAGTTGGAACAGGAACGGATGCTGAGACTGAAATTTCTACAGAAACTGGTGTTTCTGGTGGACCAGCATTGGCCAGATATATATCCAAGACAGTAACTCTTGTTGATGGTTTTGATGCTGCTGATCTCAGAGTCTTCTTAACAGCAGTTAAGCCTGCTGGATCAAATGTTCAAGTGTATTATAAGATCCACAATTTCTTGGATCCTAATCCAATTGAAACTAGCAGATGGAAGAGAATGGTACAGAAGACCAGTGAGTTCACTTATTCAACTGACGGTGAACAGATTGAATATGAATATAGACCATCACTATCAGCCAACAGTCTATCATACAGCACGAGTGACACAACTTATAAAACATTCAACCAATTTGTTGTTAAAATTGTTATGTCATCTGACGGCACAATAGCATCTAAGATTCCTTATGTATATGATATTAGAGCAATAGCATTGCCTGGAGATATATATTAAAAATGGCTATATTATCAAATAACTTTAGTTCACAGGATGGTGTAGTTACACGAGTAGGAGTTCCTTCTAATAGTATTAAAACCGACGACTCGTTTAATGTAATAACCTCAAGTTATGCTCCTATTACCACCGTATCAAATACAGACATAGGTTCTGTTCTAACCAACGTCTCATATATTCCTTATATGAGAGGATTGGCCATTGATTTTGTTGCCTATAGACTAAGACCTTACAGACCGGTTTATACTTTTTTTGATGATAAACCTGTAAACCGTTTTATTCAGAATCCTAACATTCTTGAAACAACTTCAAGAAACACTGACCTTAAAGACATAAAAAGTGGAAATCGTGAACACATCATAATAGGTGATTCATCCGCCAGAGTTTTAGGTACAGAAACAAATGATACTGACGGTAATACAAGAATTTATCTTACAGAATTTAGTAACCCACAAAAAATTATTATAGGTGAATCTGTCAGAAGTTCTAATAGTTCATACATTTCATATATAAAGTCTTATCAGCATCGATCTGGAATAGTAGGCCCTGCATCAAACATTAGTAATATTATACTATCAGGTGATGCGGATATGACCACCGTAGACTATTATACAGGAAATGTTATAACTATTGTAACAGGTTCTAGTGCAGGCGAAAGTTCTGAAATTGTTAATTATGATCCTGTTTCAAGGATTGCCAATGTTTCACCTGCTTTTAGTAATGTAGACTCTGGTGCGATATACACCATTGGTGATCAAAGATCACCTTGGTCAGCAAATTTGGTACAGACTCTTTATGTGTCATCTAGAGGTTTTCTTTCAGGCATTCTTCACATTCCTGATCCTGCCAAGTCGGATTTTAAAGTTAATACCGGTGATAGAATTTTTAGAATACTTGACAACTCTAGAAATGACGTGCAGCAATACACAACTCGTGCAGATTATAGGTTTGTGTCTAATGGTTTAAATTTGAGTAGGGCACAAATTATCGAAAGAAAGGTTGATGAAAAACTTCAAAACAGAATTTTGTTTTTGATAGATCCTACTCCTACGCCAACTAGAACACCAACACCAACACCAACACAAACACAGACTCCTACTGCGTCTCAGACTAGGACTCCTACACAGACGCCTACTCCTTCGACTACTCAGACTCCTACTCTGACACAGACGGCTACACAGACACCAACTCAGACTGGTACTCCTACTGGAACACCTACTTTAACGCCTACTGTTACTAATACATCGACTCCTACACAGACGCCGACACCTACTGGTACTCCTACACGAACGGCCACTTTAACGAATACTGTAACTCCTACAAATACGGTTACACCAACCAGAACACAAACACCTGGGCCTACTCCTACTAATACACAGACTCCTACGCCTACTAAAACATCGACAACCACTCCAAGTGCTGTTATTACTAATCCTTGTGTACCACGCCAAGATTTTGAGAGCGGAACTGCTACGTGTCCGCTTCCAGAAATAGCTAGATATAACGGCGAAGACCTTAGACAGTTTGCTGCATTTAAAGGAACACCTTATTTAAAGAACTTTGCCCCCGCTGTTCGTTACACAGATGCTCAAGGTAATGTTATTCGAGGCCTTCCTAACTGGAAATACTTAGATTACACAATATACGAACAGTTAGATAATTTTAATAGAAATAACTATGCCGGTGTCGGTATTGATGGGCCATGGACCGCAGGTTTTTTAAATGGAATTAGTGTATATAATTTACCTCCCGGAGCTATATTTCCGAGAAATACTTTTATACAAATCTTTAATTTGCGTGGAGTCAATGCCGGTGCCAATCCCGGATGGTCCCAAGTCATAGATGTTTCGGGAATATTTGCGGCAACTATTTTTTGTAGCCAAGGAGCATTGGTCAATTTTTTAGATTGTGCCGGATTAAGAGTTGACCCGACTGCTCAAACTTTTTATGTAGACAAAGTTACTCATCCTGATGGTGTGTTCATTTCTTCTATTGATCTGTTCTTTAAAAATAAAGGAACATTACCAATAGAGTTACAACTAAGACCTGTTGAACTTGGTAAACCTAGCAGTAATACTGTTATTCCTGGTGCTGTGGTTGTAAAAGAGCCCGAAGATGTTGTTATTAGTTTGCAGCCCGATGCTAGTTCTTCCACCACAAATACTAGATTCACTTTCTCTTCACCTATTTACCTAGGGTCAGGATTTGAATACTCCATTGTTGTTATAACTGACGATTATGATTACGATTTTTATGTATCTGAACTAGGAGGTATAGTTTTAGGAACAGAAGATCGTAAAATTTCTAAACAACCATTTTTAGGATCTATGTTTAAGTCTCAGCAGGCTAGAACCTGGACTCCAATTCAAGATGAAGATGTTATGTTTGTGATGAATAGATGCTCTTTCACCAGTCAGAGAGGCACCGTAGTAATGAATGAGGATAAGTTTAAACTTCCTGGATCTATATCTTCAAATACAGCGGTGGATTCTTTTGAGTTGCAGTCAGATGCAATCGAGTTTAATAACACGAAACTGTTGTATTACTCAAAGTTAAAGAGCAATACAACAGGGGAAATCGATGAAACCTTTGCAGAGTTTAATCCTGATAAAAAATTTGATCTATTAGAAAGAAAGGTTGTAGAACCTGCAAATTCAACCACAGATTCTGTGAGTGTTAGAGTTGATATGAAAACTAATAATCCAGATATTTCACCTGTTATATTCCAAAACAGACAGAACTTTGTTGCTATAGAAAACAGGATCAATAACACAGGTTTGAAGGAAGAAAATTTTGTCATCACAAATGATGGAGAAGGATATACTGTTAACACATCTATTGTTATATCTTCTAACGTGGGATATGGAGCAAATGTATATCCTATAGTAGTTGATGGTGAAATCACAAGAGTTGTTGTTGACAGTCAAGGAATAGGTTATGTTGATGATGTAACAGCAACTGTTATAGGTGAAGGAACAGGAGCCGAACTATTAGTTTCAACCGAAACAGGCCCAGCAGGAGGACCTGCACTGGCCAGATATATTTCTAAAACCATAACTCTAAGAGATGGTTTTGATGCCGGCGACCTTAGAGTATTCTTGACTGCCGTTAAGCCTGCCGGTGCAAATGTTCAAGTATATTATAAGATTAGAAATAGTCTTGATCCTGATCCAATTGAACAGAAGAACTGGAGAAGAATGATTCAGAAGACTAGTGAATACATTTATTCAACCGAAGGACAACAGATTGAATATGAGTATAGACCTTCTATAACTTCGAACAATATAACATATTCTACAAATTTCGCTACATACAAAACATTCAACCAGTTTGCTATTAAGATCGTTCTTTCATCTGAAGGCACGGTAGCATCTAAGATTCCTTTAGTTTACGATCTTAGAGCAATTGCTTTACCAGAGGACATTTACTGATGATAGTTGATAAAGTTAAAGATTATGAAGGTTTAGTTAAAGATAGGCAGAGTGGAGCAATTCTAATGACAAATCATTCCAAGGCGGCAGAATATCTTAACAAGAAAAAAGAAATTCAGCAGCAACATGAAATAAGGAATGAGATAAATACAATAAAAGAGAGACTAGACGACATTGAGCAAATGAAGTCTGATATGTCTGATATCAAAAGTTTATTGGAAAAATTAGCAAAGTAACAGGACAGATAAATGGCCATAGCAAATGTCACGCTTAACAACACGTTCGAACAGTGGAGAGGTGTAACTAATCAGTTAGTTGTTGCCGTCAATGAGTTTGAATCAAACGCAAACTTGATGAGGTTTACGTCAAACACTAGTTCGTTGAACATTTCTTCAAATGTTAGTCGTGGAGCTATGGTGTATATCACACCAAACCTTTCTGATGACATTAGCAATAATGGTTTAACAATTATTCCTTCAATGTCCGTATTGAATGCAACAATGAATCTTGTTGTTGCAAACTTTAATGTAGCAAATGCTGCTTATAACAATGCTAATGTAGGACTATTTTCTGCAAACAACTATTCCGGATTCATGGCAAATAGTGGCAACGCTTGGGCCAATTCGGTAGGTATATCAGGGAATGCTTATGCTAACTTTGTAGGAGTTGCCGGTAATGCCTATGCACTAACTATTGATACCGCATCTAATACTGCGGCATATGGCAATATTAGAGTTTCAACTACATCTGCTAATGACTACGCATTAAGTATAGATACTGCATCCAATACTGCGGCATATGGTAATATCAGGGTCTCCACCGTAGCATCTAACACCTATACCGATGTAGTATTGGATGCCGCTAATGCTGCCATCCAAGGTAACATTAGAGTATCGACCGTAGCATCTAACACCTATACCGATGTAGTATTGGATGCCGCTAATGCTGCCATCCAAGGTAACATTAGAGTATCGACCGTAGCATCTAACACCTATACAGATGTTGCTAATGCTGCTATCCAAGGTAACATTAGGGTATCCACTACTGCGGCCAATACTTATGCTTTGAGTATAGATACTGCATCCAATACTGCGGCATATGGTAATATCAGGGTCTCCACTGTAGCAGCCAATGCTTATACAGATGTGGCCAATACTGCCGCATATGCTAACATTAGAGTATCAACCGTAGCATCAAACACCTATACCGATGTAGTATTGGCTGCCGCTAATGCTGCTATCCAAGGTAACATTAGGGTATCCACTACAGCAGCAAATGTTTATACAGATGTGGCCAATACTGCGGCATATGGTAATATCAGGGTCTCCACCGTAGCATCAAACACCTATACCGATGTCGCTAATGCTGCCATCCAAGGTAACATTAGGGTATCCACCGTAGCATCTAACACTTATACCGATGTCGCTAATGCTGCCATCCAAGGTAACATTAGGGTATCTACCGTAGCATCTAACACCTATACTGACGTAGTGTTGACTGCTGCTAACACAGCAATTCAAGGTAACATTAGGGTATCCACCGTAGCATCTAACACTTATACCGATGTCGCTAATGCTGCCATCCAAGGTAACATTAGGGTATCTACCGTAGCATCCAACACCTATGCATTAAGTATTGATACTGCATCTAATACTGCGGCATATGGTAATATCAGGGTCTCCACTGTAGCGTCCAATACATATACTGATACGGCAAATGTTGCCATCCAAGGTAACATTAGAGTTTCCACTACTGCGGCCAATACATACACCGATGTTGCTAATGCTGCCATTCAAGGTAACATTAGAGTATCCACCGTAGCGTCCAATACATACACCGATGTTGCTAATGCTGCTATCCAAGGTAACATTAGAGTTTCAACTGTTGCATCTAACACCTATACTGACGTAGTGTTGACTGCTGCTAACACAGCAATTCAAGGTAACATTAGGGTATCCACCGTAGCATCAAATGCCTATGCATTGAGCATTGACACAGCATCTAATACTGCTGCATATGGTAATATTTTAGTATCAACCATTGCTGCTAATAACTATGCAGGATTAATGGCAAATGCTGCTAATCAAAGAGCATCTACCGCTCAAACTAAGGCTGATGATGCTTATAATCTAGCAGTAACTCTGAGTGGAGATACAGGAGATATTGCAGCACTTAACCAAGTTGTATTTAATACCGCTAATGCAGCATATAATAATGCTAATGTAGGACTAGTTTCTGCTAATAATTATGCCGGCGCAATGGCAAATTCTGCAAATGCTTATGCTTTGACTATTGATACTGCATCTAACACCGCTGCCTATGGTAATATCAGGGTGTCTACCACAGCAGCAAATGCTTATACAGATGTGGCCAATACTGCGGCATATGGTAATATCAGGGTGTCTACCACGGCAGCTAATACATATGCTCTAACTATTGATACTGCATCCAACACTGCGGCATATGCAAATATATTGGCATCTACCATTGCTGCTAATGCTTATGCATTGTCCATAGATACGGCATCCAACACGGCAGCATATGCTAACATTAGAACATCTACTACAGCAGCTAATACATATGCTCTAACTATTGATACTGCATCCAACACTGCGGCATATGCAAATATTCAAGCAACTGGTGCCGCAGCAAATGCTTATGCTTTGACTATTGATACTTCATCTAACACCGCTGCCTATGCCAACATTAGGGTGTCTACCACAGCAGCTAATGCCTATACAGATGTGGCCAATACTGCTGCCTATGGTAATATCAGGGTCTCCACTGTAGCAGCCAATGCCTATACAGATGTGGCTAACACCGCTGCCTATGGTAATATCAGGGTGTCTACCACGGCAGCTAATGCCTATACAGATGTGGCTAACACCGCTGCCTATGCCAACATTAGGGTATCCACTACAGCAGCAAATGTTTATACAGATGTGGCCAATACTGCTGCCTATGGTAATATCAGGGTGTCTACCACCGCAGCTAATACATATGCTCTAACTATTGATACTGCATCTAATGTTGCTGCTTATGGTAACATACTATTATCTACCACATCTGCTAATAATTATGCAGGAGCTATGGCCAACTCAGGTAATGCTTATGCTAATGTTGTAGGTATATCAGGTAATAACTGGGTATTAGCAACTTTTGTAAGACTATCGTCTGCAACTCAGCAGTCCATATCAAGTGATATTGCTATTTCCGGTAACTTGACGGTAACAGGTAATACAACTTACGTTAATACACAGACTATGTTGGTTGGTGATAATATCATCACACTAAACAATGACATTCCTATTACAGTAGCACCCACAGAAGATGCTGGTATTGAAGTTAAAAGAGGTAATGCTTCAAACGTATCTTTGATTTGGAATGAAACTGTTGATAGATGGAGATTTACTAATGATGGTACCAATTTCAATAATTTAATTACTCAAACTGAATTGGATGCTAAGGTTGCGTCGGTAACCGGTACAGCAGGAAGAATATCTTCCACAGGAGGTACCACTCCTGTAGTTGACTTAATTACCACAGGTGTTACAGCATCAATATACGGCGGTGCCAATCAGATTCCTGTTATAACAGTAGATACATTTGGTAGATTAACATCGGTTGCGAATGTGACTGTTCAAGGTATGGACTATCCATATGTTAACGTATCCACAGCAGCAGCCAATAATTATGCCGGTGCGATGGCCAATTCTGCAAATGCTTATGCTTTGACTATTGATACTACATCCAACACCGCTGCTTACGGTAATATCAGAGTTTCCACTACTGCGGCCAATACATACACCGATGTTGCTAATGCTGCCATTCAAGGTAACATTAGAGTTTCCACTACAGCAGCTAATACATATGCTTTGACTATTGATACTGCATCCAACACTGCGGCATATGCTAACATACAAGCAACTGGTTTGGCCGCTAATGCTTATGCTTTGAGTATTGTTACCGCAGCCAATACTGCCGCTTATGGAAATATATTAGCATCTACCGTTGCTTCCAATGCTTATGCACTGAGCATTGTTACCGCATCCAATACTGCTGCTTACGGTAACATTAGAGTTTCTACCACGGCCGCTAATGCTTATACCGATGCAGCCAATGCTGCCATCCAAGGTAACATTAGAGTTTCTACCACAGCAGCAAATGCTTATACAGATGTGGCCAATACTGCTGCCTATGGTAATATCAGGGTGTCTACCACGGCAGCTAATACATATACTGACGTAGTATTGGCTGCTGCTAACACAGCAATACAAGGTAACATTAGAGTTTCTACCACGGCTGCTAATACTTATACTGATGTTGCTAACACAGCAATTCAAGGTAACATTAGAGTATCTACCACGGCTGCTAATACATATGCTCTAACTATTGATACTGCATCCAACACTGCTGCTTATGCCAATATTCAAGCAACTGGTTTGGCTGCTAATGCCTATGCATTAAGTATTGATACTGCATCCAATACCGCTGCTTACGGTAACATTAGAGTTTCCACTACAGCAGCCAATACATATGCTTTGACTATTGATACTGCATCCAACACTGCTGCTTATGCAAATATACTGGTATCTACGGTTGCTTCCAATGCCTATGCTCTCAGCATTGTTACCGCAGCCAATACTGCTGCTTATGCAAATATATTGGCATCTACCATTGCTGCTAATAATTATGCAGGATTCATGGCAAATGCTTCTAATGTTAGAGCAGATTCCAAGGTTGCATCCGTAACTGGTACATCGGGAAGAATAAGTTCATCCGGTGGTCTTAATCCATCTATAGACTTAATCACAGCAGGTGCCGGCGCAGCTACCTATTCATCTGGTATTTCTGCTATTACAGTCGATGCTTATGGTCGTGTCACATCTGTAACTGGATCAGCAGGATATCAACCTGGTACTGTTACATCTGTCGCCAACGGTGCAGGTCTTACTGGCGGAACAATTACTACAACTGGTACATTTGCTGTTCAGGCCAACTCCGGTATTGTTGCCAATACGAATGGTGTCTTCCTTGCTACAGGTGGCGCTGGCGCAGCGACATACGGATCAACCGGTGTAGCATCTCTAACACTTGATGCATTTGGTAGAGTTTCTAGTGTTGCAACGCCTGCGGCCGCTTACTTGAATACTGCATCATATGTCGCATTCTCAGCATTTACAGGTGCGGTTACAGGTACGCAATTTACAGATGTAAATAATACTGCATATTATGTAGATCCATCTTCTACATCAGTGGTAGTGAGAATTAATTCTAATTATCTATATTCATTCAATGGTAATGATACAGCAGCAGAATTTTCAGGTGCCAGCACCGGAAAGTTTGGTGCGGTTCAACAACTTAGAACTGATACCAATGGTTCAGGAACACAAAATGGTCCTAGACAATGGTATCAGAAGCAAGGTGCAAAGTCATGGTCTATTGGTGTCGAGTCTTCAACAAATAATGGATGGGGTATTTGGGAAGACGGTACAGACGCTGCTACAGGAACACTAAGATTCCTCGTAGCCGTAGGTGGTGCTATCACTGCATATGGTAACTTCAATGTAAATTCCAGTCTGACTGCCGGTTCAGCATCTCAGGTAATAAATGGATTCTCGGTGTCATCATATAATATTGGTACAGTTTCTTCAGGAACAACCACACCAAGTCCTTTCTTGGGTAACTATCAATACTATACCAATGGTGGAGCACATACACTTGCAGCACCTACTCAAAACTGTGCCATAGATATACTTGTTATAAATTCGGCTACAGCAGGTGCTATTACTTTCAGTGGATTTACTGTTCAGACAGGCGGTACTGGTGATGTGTATGCCACAACCAATGGTAATAGATACTTACTGATGATTAGAAGAATCAATTCAATTTCAACTTATATTTGGAAGGCTCTACAGTAATGTTAATACTACATGATAGTGCGATATCAAGATCAAAATTACTAGCACCTGTTCCTAAAAAAGAATGGATGTCACCATCTTTATCATCTCCTAGAGATCAGTTTGGTAATGAAACTGTAAAATATATGTTTGCTGTCAGTGCAAAATCAAATGATGGTGCTGTTATTTGGAAAGGATGGTTTGATGATCGTGAAGATTTTGACGCTTTTTTATGGGCATTGGTTAACAAAACCTTAAAATATGAAAAAGCGTTATGGGACTTACCAACACCAAATTGGCAACCTTATCTAGGTGAACTTATAACATATGAGTTTGCCACATTTTCATTTTTAACTACTGCTGGAACTACACAAACATTTAACGTGCCTACAGATTTTAATTCTTTAAACAACATAATTCATTGTGTCGGTGCTGGTGGATGGGGTTCAAAATCACAATACATATCAAATTATTATCATACTGGCGGAGGTGGTGGTGGTGGAGCATATGCCAGAAAAAATAATGTAAGTTTGACAAAAGGTGGTACTTGTCAATATTTTGTGGCGGCTTCTTCAATAACTGCTATAAGTTCTAATACATGGTTTAATGGTGTAACAGGAACTAATTGTGCTGTTGCTGATAGTGGAGATGGTGCCTTAACACCTTATGAAAGGACTGGTACTGCAAGTACCACTACGGTATATCAAAATTCAGGTGGTTTAACTGCAAGTAGTATTGGTGATGTTACATATGCAGGTGGCTCTGGAGGAACCACCTTTGCTACTTATCTTACTAACGCATATGCATATTATGGCGGCGGTGGTGGTGGAGGAGGAGCAGGATATTATGGTGCAGGCGGCGCCGGAGGAACTCGTAATGGAGGAACTTATGAAGGCGGCGGCGGGGGCGGCGCAGATGGTGGCAGTGCTGGACAAAATGCATCGTCTGGTCCTTTTCCGGCTGGTGGAAATAACAGATTAGGTTCGGGAGGTGGTGTAGGTGACTCTGGAACCAATGGAGGAGGTGGTGGTGGTGGTTATTATCAAGTGGCGACGAGCTTCAATGGTGGGATGGAAACAACCGCATCTTATTTTAATTCATCATACGGAATAGGTGGAGGAGGAGGAGGTGGAGGAGCTAATTATAATGGTTCCTCTCCAACTAATAGATTTTATTTTGGTGTTGTTGGTGGAACAGGAGCAGCATATGGAGGCGCCGGCGGAGGCGCATCTATAGGAAGTAATTCAAATGCTTTAACAGCATATCCTGCCAATAGATCAACCGGTGGCCAAGGATTAGCTGTAGTAGAATATACTCCAGCAATACCTGGTGGTTTTAATTCTCCAATGCTAGGAATGTAAGGAAAGAGAAATGCAAAATACAGGATTTTCATTAATAGATTCAGATAATAATATAGTAGAAAGTTGGTATGAAAATAATGGATTCAGAACCGCACCAGAGGTAATTCATATACCTAATTCTGATTTGGTAGTTCATGCACCTCAGTTATATACAGATTATAATGGATATAAACTAGTTAAGAGATACCTTGTCAATGAAAAACCATCAGAATGGCATAGACACGTATCATCAACAATTACCTCCGAAGGTCAAGATGTTGTGGAAACATACGTATATCCTGAAGAACCAAATGTAGTTCCTCAATCTGTAAGTCCTATTCAGTTTCGAAAGGCCTTGAATCAACTAAATATTAGAAATGAAGTTGATAACTATGTCGGTACACTTGATCAAGACTCCAAGGATGCCTGGGAATATGCCATATCGTTTGATAGAGGCAATCCTATAATTTTAGAGGCAACTGTTGCCTTAAACAAGACAACAAAAGAAGTTGATGACCTATTCAGACTAGCATCAACACTATAAAGGAAAATTTATGGCCGAGTATGTAGAATTTAACGTCGATCAAGGAACAGATTTTAGCACATATATCAACCTTAATGATGATGATACAAACTTGGCACAAAACGTTTTAGGTTATGTTATTACTGGACAGTTAAGACGTTCTCTTGTATCATCTAACGTTTCTGAAAATTTATACTGTGCTGTCACTGACGGCGCCAATGGTGAAATCCTTATTTCACTATCAGCAGCTAATACAGCAAACCTTAAGCCAGGAAACTATTTTTATGATATAAAAGTTGTTGATGTGTCTCAAGGCATTACGTCTAGATTAATTGAAGGTATTTTTATAGTTAACCCATCAATAACGAAATAGACATGGCAACAAGAATCACAATAAAACCTAGAAAACAGAACATTAACGTCACATCTGCTTCTAAAAATCGGGTACAGATAAATAATGGTGGATTAGGCGGTGTTGCCTCAGGTATAGATACTATTATGGAATTAAAAGATGTTGATGCGTCCGACGTTGATAATAATGAAACATTAGTTTATGATGAGGGAAGTGGAAAGTTTATAGTTAGAGAAATACCCATCATAAACGGAGGAACTTTCTAAGATGGCTAATACAAAGATTCAAATTAAGCGTTCAACGGTAACCGCTACACCAACTACACTGGATATCGGTGAACTAGCGTATTCCTACGCTTCGAATACTCTCTATATTGGTAATACAACAGGAACAGGTGTATTAGCAATTGGTGGAACAGGTCTCACTTCCGGTGGTGCGTCTACCGAATATGTTCAACAAGTAGGTGCAGCGGCTAATGCCTATGCAAACTTAGTAGGAACTTCCGTAAATGCTTATGCAAATTTAGTAGGTACATCATCAAACGCATACGCATCTTCCGTTGGTGTAGCTGCCAATCTTTATGCCTCTGCTGTAGGAACATCAGCTAATGCCTATGCGTCTTCTGTAGGAGTTTCGGCAAACGTATATGCAGACTCAGTAGGCGTATCTAGTAACAACTGGGCAACATCAACTTTTGTTAAGTTATCTTCAGCCACCACACAAACTGTAACCAGTGATATAGCAATTGCTGGTAATCTAACAATTTCTGGTACACAAACTTACGCCAATTCTCAAACGCTGCTTATTGGTGATAATCTAATCACTCTTAATGCTGATATTCCTAACAATGTGGCACCTGTTGAAAACTCTGGTATTGAGATTAACCGTGGCAATAAAAATTCTAATGCTGCCCTTACCTTTATTGAGTCTGTAGGTAGATGGGCATTTAGCAGCAATACTTTAAATGCTTACACAACTTACATTGCTTCTAATACAGATATTGAATCTATAGGCACATCATCAAATGCATATGCATCTTCTGTAGGAGTAGCAGCGAATGCTTATGCTGAATTGGTTGGTGCTGCTGCTAATACAAATGCAGCCAACGGTTCTTACATTAGCACAGGTGTTGTTAAGGTTCCATTCGGTGGTACAGGACTAACAACATTTACACAGAATGGTATCCTATTCGGTAACACCGTTGGTGACCTAAAAGTAACTGCGGCCGGCACAGAAGGTCAAGTCCTACAAGCGTCAGCAACTGGAGTTCCTTCATTTGGTATGTTGGATGGGGGATCGTTCTAACTTTAAATTGGAGAATTGATTATGAGTAGTTCAACTGAATATATTAATGCTTACCTTGAAAATTCTATAAGCACTTTACATGACTACCTTAATCAAATTCTTCAATTGAAAACTCAATTAAAGTTAGTGACAGATAGTATATCATCAAAAGATGCTGTATTAGATGAATTATCTAAAGAATTGGAAAGAGTCAAGGATGAACTTGATTCTAATAAAAAGTCACAAGAAAAAGACAACGAAGCTATCAATACAGCAAAATTAAATGCTGAAAGACTACAAAATGAAAACGATAGTATAAAACATAGATTAGGTGAGTTTGATGCACTAGTAAAACAATTTGCCGATCTTAAGAACGAATACAAGAATAAGAACAACCAATATGAAAAGTTGTCATCCGAACTAGAAAATGTTAAAACACTGTTGGTGGAGAAAGACAGAGAGTTAAAAGAACTTGAAAAATTGGTTCCTAAAAAGTCTATATCTTCCGCTAAAAAATCTCTAAATACTAAGAATACGACAATGCAAGATGTGGCGAAACCAATTGATGAGAATGACGACTTTTAATGCCAAACACAGTAATTCAATTAAAGAAATCTGCCACACCTTCATCCGTTCCTTCGGCTCTCGCCAATGGTGAGTTAGCACTTAACTTTGCTGACGGCATACTATACTACAAATCATCTAATGGTTCTATTGCTTCTATTTCTGGGTCCGGCGGACTAAGTTACGGAATCATCAATGCTAATGGAACTATCCTTGTTGCTGGATCCACAGGTGATACATTTTCTATTCTACCAGGCAATTTCATAACTGTTACAGGTGATTCTATCAATGATAGGATAACCATTGACGCTAATCTAAAAGTTCTATATGATACATCAAACGCAGCGTTTGATAAAGCAAATTCTATAAGTTTTTCTGCTAGTGGTAACACTTTTACATCAATATCTGTACCTGGACAAGATATCATTTCTGCTGCCGCTAATGATACCTTAAATATATTTCCTGGAGAAAATATAAATATAACAACGAACAGTGCCACAAAAACTGTTACGATAAGCGCACAAAACATAGGTGCTAATGTTGATTACGGATGGATTAACATAGCGTTCCTGACAACTACACAAAATTACGGGAGCATTTAATAATGTCGGTTCAGGTACAGTTTAGAAGAGGTAATACTGCACAACACTCGACCTTTACCGGTGCTCCAGGTGAAATCACTGTTGATACAGATAAAAATGTTATTGTTGTTCATGATGGAGTAAAAGCAAGCGGTTATCCTCTCGCTCCTAATATTTCATTCGATGTAGCTAATGCTGCCTTCGACATTTCAAATACTTTATCAGGTAATCTTGTAAACGTTTCAGTATCTTCAAATAATTATGCCGGTTTTATGGCCAATAGTGCTAATGGTTTTGCATCTACTATTGTTAACGCCAATTTGGTAACTGCTAGAGCGTATACCAACACATCAACCGAAGCAGCCAATAACTATGCCGGTGTTATGGCTAATGGTGCCGGTGTAATATCTAATGCTGCATTCAATGCTGCAAATCAGGCTGGCGTTATTGCTAATGCCGCTTTTGCTTCATCTAACTCTGAATACTCATTCTCAAATCTTGTATATGATGCCGTAAATTCTGTGTTTAGTGTGGCGAATGCTGCCTATGGTAATGCTAACTCCGTGTCAGTATCAGCAAATAACTATGCCGGAGTAATGGCCAATGCTGCTAACGGATATGCCGAGACAATAGTTGCCGCCAACCTTATTACTGCTAGAGCATATACCAATACATCAACCACCGCCGCTAATAACTATGCGGGTGTTATGGCCAATAGTGCCAATGCTTATGCCGCATCATTAACACCTGATTTATCACCAGCATTTAATAAGGCTAATTCTGCATATACAGTTGCTAATGCTGCTTTTGATAAGGCCAATACGGTAGCATCGGACCTTTCTAATACAGCAGTATCAGCAAACAATTATGCTAGTTCACAGGCTGGTCAAGCAGGCGTTATTGCTAACTCTGCTTTTGCTGCTGCTAACCAGGCTGGTGTAGTTGCCAACAATGCCAACACATATGCCGATTCAACTTTCGTAAAGAAAGCCGGTGATACTATCACTGGTGACCTTACCATTCAAGGTAATCTTACAACATCTGGAGTTGTTACATACACCAATACACAGTCATTGTTGATTGGTGACTCACTTATTACATTGAATAATGATATACCTGTCGGTGTGGCACCATCTGAAGATGCAGGAATAGAAATAAAAAGAGGATCTTCTAGCAATGTTTCGTTGCTATGGAACGAAGGTACCGATAAGTGGACATTCACTAATGATGGAACTAACTATCGTCTGATTGCTTCCAATACGGATGTTGAGTCTGCTAATAATTATGCCGGTGCAATGGCGAATGCTGCTAACTCTATAGCATCTGCTACCTATGCCACAATTACCACAGTTGCTACAAATGCCACAAGTGCTAATAATTATGCAGGTGCTATGGCTAACTCTGCTAATGGTTACGCTGAGACTATCGTTGCATCAAATCTAATTACAGCAAGAGCATACACCAATACATCAACCGAAGCAGCCAATAACTATGCCGGTGTGATGGCCAACAGTGCTAATGCTATTGCTTCCGCAACATATGCAACTCAAACATCATTATCAACAGGTCTGACCAGTGCTAATAATTATGCTGGTGTTATGGCCAATGGAGCAGGCCTGCTATCTAATGCTGCATTTGCTGCGGCTAATCAGGCAGGTGTTATTGCCAATGCAGCATTTACGGTTGCTAATGCTGCTTACGGAAATGCTAACTCCATATCTGTTTCTGCTAATAATTATGCTGGTACAATGGCTAATGCCTCTAATGGCTATTCAGAGTCTATAGTTGCATCTAATCTAGTAACAGCAAGAGCATACACCAATACATCGACTGAAGCAGCCAATAACTATGCTGGAGTTATGGCCAATAGTGCTAATGGTTTTGCTTCCGCTACCTATGCCACGATTACCACAGTTGCTACGAACGCTACTAGTGCTAATAATTATGCAGGCGTAATGGCCAATAGTGCAAACGGTTATACCGAAACAATTGTTGCTGCTAATCTCGTAACCGCTAGAGCATATACTAATACATCTACAACAGCGGCCAACAATTATGCTGGTGTCATGGCCAATAGTGCCAATGCATATGCAGCATCGTTGACACCTGACTTATCACCAGCATTTAATAAGGCTAACTCCGCTTACACCGTTGCTAATGCTTCTTTTGATAAGGCAAATACAACAGCATCTGATTTGTCCAATACAGCAATAGCAGCAAATAACTATGCTGGCGTCATGGCGAACTCTGCTAATGGTTTTGCACAGACGATTGTTGATGCTAACCTTATTACAGCAAGAGCATATACCAACACATCAACTGAAGCAGCAAATAACTATTCAGGTGTTATGGCCAACTCCGCAAATGGTTATGCGGATTCTCTTCTGATAACTGGTAGAGCATATACCAACACATCTACCACCGCTGCCAACAATTATGCCGGTGTAATGGCAAATAGTTCCAATGGATTTACTGGAACTGTATATACAGCGGTCAATAGTGCTTTTAGTGTAATCAACGCCGCATTTGGTGTTGCAAATGGTGCTTATACATCAACTAACGGTACCGCCGCTTTTGCTGCTGCCAATCAGGCTGGTGTAGTTGCCAACAATGCCAACACATATGCTGATTCTACTTATGTAAAGAAAGTAGGAGATACAATCACAGGCGACTTGGTTGTTCAAGGTAATCTCACAACATCTGGTGTGGTAACTTACGCCAATACACAAACACTGTTGATTGGTGACTCTCTAATTACACTAAACAATGATATACCTATCGGTGTTGCCCCATCGGAAGATGCTGGCATTGAAGTAAAACGTGGATCTTCTGCTAATGTCGCTCTATTATGGAACGAAGGTTCCGATAGATGGACCTTCACTAATGATGGTACAATCTATAGATCAATTGCTTCTAATACAGATGTAGAATCCGCAAACAATTATGCTGGTTCTATGGCTAATAGTGCTAATGCATTTGCATCCACTATTGTTGACGCTAATTTGGTAACAGCAAGAGCATATACTAATACATCTACAACAGCAGCGAATAACTATGCTGGTGTAATGGCAAATGCTGCTAACGGATATGCCGAGACAATAGTTGCATCTAATCTAGTAACTGGTAGAGCATATACTAATACATCTACAACAGCGGCCAATAACTATGCTGGAGTTATGGCTAACTCTGCTAATGGATTTGCTTCCACTATTGTAGATGCAAATCTAATTACCGCTAGAGCATATACCAATACATCTGTAACAGCAGCAAACAACTATGCTGGAGTGATGGCGAATAGCGCCAATAGTTTTGCTTCCTCTACCTATGCTACGATTACCACAGTTGCTACAAACGCTACCAGTGCAAATAACTATGCTGGTGCCATGGCTAATGCAGCAAATGCAATTGCAGCAACAATAGTATCAGCCAACTTAGATACTGCTAGAGCATACACTAACACATCAACCACCGCTGCCAATAACTATGCTGGTGTAATGGCGAATAGCGCCAATTCATATGCTGCTACCACTTTCGGTACAGTAACAAACACAACAGCATCCTTTGCCGCTGCCAATCAGGCCGGTGTAATAGCAAACGCTGCGTTTGCTAAAGCAAATACAGGAAGCGGAGGTGGTCTCGCTAACACCTCAGGTGTTTCGTTTAACGGTGATCTATTCTTCCCAACAGGTAATGTTGCCGTTGGTGCTTCTTCAGCAACATTCAACTCCGTTGCATATAGACTGTATATAAATGGTGCGTTTGCTGCTAACACTAAGTCATTCGTTATCGACCATCCAACCAAGCCTGGTATGAAACTACAGCACGGTTCTCTAGAAGGTCCAGAGAATGGTGTGTATGTTCGTGGTAAGATTGAAGGTACCGTAATTGAACTGCCTGAATATTGGATTGGACTGGTTGATGAAGAAACTATCACGGTTCAACTAACTGCTATTGGTCGTTCACAGAATCTATATGTGGTTGAAGTGTCTAATAACAAAGTGTTTATTGATAGTGAAAATCACACAATACCTGAATGCTATTACACTGTGTATGGTGAGCGTAAAGATGTTGAAAAACTAGTGGTGGAGTATTAAAATGGCAGTTGGTTATAATCCAAAAATAGTAACTAATGGATTAGTGTTATGCTTGGATGCTGGTAATCGTAGAAGTTATCCAGGGTCTGGAACTACATGGACTGATTTGAGTGGAGGTAACAATACTGGTACTCTAACTAATGGTCCAACTTTTAGTAGTAATGAAGGTGGTAGTATCGTATTTGATGGTGTGAATGATTATGCTTTAGTAACGTCTAGTGCTTCTATACCAACAGGCTCCAGCACAAGAACTGTTAGTATTTGGTTTTACACTAACAGCACAAGTTGGGCAGATAATATTAATAATTTATTCTATTATGGTTCTGGTAATACGGGTCAGTCTTTTGGTATAGATATGAATCTTTATCCAGCAATAGAATTTTTTACATGGGGTGGATCAGGAAGAGATTTAATTTTTAATACCACGTTTGCTCAAGTTGGTTGGAAAAATATAACAATAACATATAATGGTTCTACAACTTCTTTGATTTATGAAAACGCTGTGTTAACTCAGACTTTTAATATGGGTGGTTCTTTAAACACAACATCAAGCGACGTTTATATAGGTGCTATTAATCCCTCTGTGCTTTCGGGAGGATATTACGACGGTAGAATATCATCGGTATCAATGTATAACCGTGCCCTATCAGCACAAGAAGTCAGTCAAAACTTCAACGCACTAAGAGGAAGATATGGAATATAGTAACAGAAAATTCGTAATCTTTGATGTATCAGAACTAGATAAAATAGATTTCACACAAGTTCTGGAAACCTCTGCCGAAACAGTTAGAAAGTCAGTTGATGGAACTAAAACGTTCGTCAAGTGGGAAGATGGTGTTCCTGCATGTGTAGAGTCATTGACTACCAAAGGTGATTATCTAACATATGAAGAAATATTGAATATTCTTGCTACAGAAGAATGGACTGTTCCTATGGGGAATCCGTAATGGGTCTATCACATTCGCCTCGAATAGTAACTAATGGATTAGTATTGTGTCTGGATGCTGGTAATGCTAGGAGTTATCCTGGTAGTGGGACTACATGGACTGATTTGAGTGGTAATGGATTGACTGGAACTTTAAGCGGTCCGACATTTAGTGCGACAGATAGAGGATGTTTGACCTTTACTAACGGAAGTAAAGTTACAATACCAGTTAGTAGTTTAGATTTAAATGATGCAACTTTAAGCGTATGGATTAAATTTTCTAATATAACAGGACCCCAATCTTTTATGGCATTGGGCGATAACGATGCAACAATTGATCCTAATACAGGAACACATAATTTTAATTTGGCATGTTATACAGACACATCTGGATGGCATACAAATACTAAATTCAATGGATCTTATGCGTCAGCAGAATTAAACGCTTCTAGTCCTGCAAGAAATACAACTAGTTGGGTTAATTTAGTAGGGGTATATACGGTATCAGGAACATCAAGATCACTTTACCATAACGGAAGTTTAATAGGATCTGATGCTCTTTATAACAATCCAGGTGCTTGTAATTCTATAAGATTAGGTCTAGGATTTGGTTGGCAATTTCTTGGTAATATGTCACAAGCAACAATCTACAATCGTGCCCTATCAGCAGCAGAAATCAGACAAAACTTTAACGCTACAAGAGGAAGATACGGAATATGAGTGCTTATGCTGGACCTGAAGTAGTAAGTAGCGGATTAGTTTTATCTCTTGATGCAGGTAATACTAGGAGTTATCCTGGTTCTGGTACTACATGGACAGATTTGAGCGGTAACGGTTTTAATGCTACTTCCGTTGGTTCTCCTACATTTACCGATAATTATTTTACATTGAATGGCTCAAGTCAATACTTTACTTTAGCAGCAACACCACTGACTTCTGTAACAACTTGTACCATGTTGATGTGGATTTTTAATGCTGCCGCACAGACTGCTTCTGCTGGTTTGTTTTTTAGTAGAAACACTACAGTAAAAGGAATGAATTTTCAGTTCACGAATCCAACAAGATTAGGATGGCATTGGAATGATGATGCTGCTACTTATAATTATGATACAGGTCTAACAATTCCTCAAGGATCTTGGTCAATGGTTGCTGTTTCTGTTGGTGCTACTTCCACAACTCATTGGGTAAATACTAGTAGTAATACTCAATCTTTCACAACCGTGGCACAGACATTTGACTCTGTTAATATAGGTCGTGAATCAGCATCAAATGGAAGATATTTTAATGGTAGAATAGGAGTAGTTAACCTTTATAATCGAGCCCTATCAGCAGCAGAAATCCGACAAAACTTCAATGCCCTTCGTGGAAGATACGGTATATAAATAGTCTAAAAGAGACAGGAACAAATGGCTAATACTTATAAGAACATAGTTATTACTCCCAACACAGGATCATCAACAGGCGATCCAACCGTTGTTTTCTCTGGTGGTAATACAACTGTCAATACCGACATAACCCTTCGTGTATATCCTGATTCTAATGGAACACTGTCATTTGAAGGTGCAGCCGGACAGTTATTCTCTATCACAAACGACCTTTCAAATAGTATCTTTTCGGTCAATGATGTTTCTGGTATTCCTCTTATTGAAGTCAATGTATCATCCCAACAGATTACCTTAGGTGAGTTTTATGGAAATGTTGGTGTAGGTAAGTCATCATCTACTAGTTCCATTTACAAACTAGATGTAAACGGCACAATCAATGCATCAAATGTTTTGATTAATGGTAGTCCAATTACAGGCGTAGCAAATTTAACTCCTGCGAATGGATACGTCAACACATCAACTACCGCTGCCAATAACTATGCAGGATTTATGGCTAATGCTGCTAATGCTATTGCTTCCGCAACATATGCAACAATTACGACCGTCGCAACTAATGCTACCAGTGCCAATAACTATGCCGGTGCAATGGCTAATGCAGCCAACGCATATGCAACTACAATCAATGATGCTAATCTGGTTGTGGCCAGAGCATATACTAATACATCTGTCACAGCAGCGAATAACTATGCCTCGACCATCGTTGATGCTAACCTAATAACTGCTAGAGCATATACTAATACGTCAACCACCGCTGCTAATAACTATGCTGGTGTAATGGCTAACTCAGTCAATGCATATGCCAATACTCTCGGTACGAACACATCATTCGCATATTCATGGACTAATAATCACACATTTAGTGCCAATGTTTTCTATAGAAACACATCCAATCTTGTATGGATTACCAATGCTGTCAGCACCACAAGCAATGTAACTCTAAGAAACTATCCTGATTCCAACGGCACACTGTCTTTTGAGGGTTCTGCTGGGCAGTTGTTCTCTATAACTAATGATTTGACAGGTTCAATCTTTGCAGTCAATGATGTTTCTGGTATTCCACTAATAGAGGTTAATGTTGCTTCACAACAGATTACTCTTGGTCAGTTCTATGGCAACGTTGGTATTGGAACAAATGCATCTAACTCTAGTGTCTATAAACTAGATGTCAATGGAACTATCAATGCTTCTAATATTCTAATAAACGGAAGCGCAATTACTGTAAGTCTGACACCTGCCAATAATTATGCTGGTGTTATGGCTAACTCTGCTAACGGATATGCCGAGACAATCGTTGCATCTAATCTAGTTACTTCTAGAGCATATACCAATACATCCACCACAGCAGCAAACAATTATGCCGGAGTTATGGCCAATAGTGCTAATGCTATTGCTACGGCAACATTCGGCACAATAACTAATACTACTGCCGCTTTTGCTGCTGCTAATCAGGCTGGTGTAGTCGCCAACAATGCTAATACATATGCAGGCACCACTTTCGTAAAGAAGTCTGGTGACACCATCACCGGTGACCTTGTAGTTCAAGGTAATGTAACAACATCTGGTGTTGTCACATACGCTAATACACAGACTTTGTTAATTGGCGATTCTCTCATAACCCTTAATAATGATATACCAATTGGTGTTGCACCATCAGAAGATTCTGGTATTGAGGTAAAACGAGGTTCTTCCGCTAACGTCGCATTACTATGGAACGAAGGTTCTGATAGATGGACCTTTACAAACGACGGAACTAATTATCGTCTAATTGCATCTAACACGGATGTTGAGTCAGCCAATAACTATGCTGGTGCTATGGCTAATGCTGCTAATGCTATTGCTGCAACAATAGTATCGGCCAATTTAGATACTGCAAGAGCATATACCAATACATCCACCACAGCAGCAAACAATTATGCCGGAGTTATGGCCAATTCAGCGAATGGTTTTGCTTCCACTATCGTAGATGCAAATCTGGTAACCGCTAGAGCATATACCAACACATCCACCACAGCAGCAAACAATTATGCCGGAGTTATGGCCAATAGTGCTAATGCTTATGCTGCATCATTGACTCCAGATTTGTCACCTGCATTCAATAAAGCAAACTCTGCTTATTTGGTTGCTAACGCTGCATTTGATAAAGCAAATACAGGCGGCGGAGGCGGAGGAGCATCTACTGTAAATGTTTCAACTACCGGTCCTACTAATAATACTAGCGGAACTCTGTGGTTCAATAGTAATCTAGGTAGATTGTTTGTTTACTATACCGATGTGGATTCTTCTCAGTGGATTGAAGCATCACCATCTTCTGGTTCGGTCGACGTAGGACTTTTACAGGCATATACTAATGCTGCTGCTGATCTTGCCGTATTGTCTTATAATCAATCTAATACTGCTTTCAATACTATAAATGTAGTTTTTGGTGTTACCAATGCTGCCTTTGGTATTGCTAATGTTGGAAATGCTGCCTTTGGTGTAACTAACGCTGCCTTTGGAGTTGCTAATGCTGCCTTTGGAGTTGCTAATGCTGCCTTTGGAGTAACAAATACATCTTTTGGTGTTGCTAATGCTGCATTCAATGCCGCTAACAATAGATTAGCAAACTCTACAGTTACTTTGGCTGGCACACTAACAACCACTGGTGCTGTTGTAGATTCTAAGGGCGATACAAGAGACATACCACCTACTGATAGAACGGCTTCAATGCCGTATGCTCTTACCATATCTGATACAGGTAAGATGGTATTAGCAAATGGAAATACAGCAGCAACAGCAAATATATTTGTTCCTAATGCGATATTTGCTATTGGTAATACGATTATGATACTTAATCAGTCAACTAGTAACGTTACTATTACACAAAACTCCAGTGTCACGATGTTCCTTGCAGGCAATGCAGCCGCATCGGGTAATAGAACATTGGCAGGTAAAGGTATTGCTACTTTAATATGTGTTGGTGCTAATAACTTTATTATATCTGGAGCAGGTCTGACCTAATGCCTTCTATAATGCCGTTTTTTGCTACGATGATGCAGAGTTCGAGTTCAATAGTAAGTAATGGACTTGTTTTATATTTGGATGCTGGTAACTCAGCAAGTTATCCAGGATCAGGTTCAACATGGTTTGATTTAAGTGGACAAAATAACAATTTAACTCTTACTGGTTCACCGACATATTCTACTGCAAATGGAGGAATTTTACAATTTAACGGAACAAATCAATATGGACAAAATTCCCTAAATCTTTCATCTGGAACTTCTACTATAATTGGTGCAGCAAGATATTCTGGTGCCACGAGAGGTCGTATTATTACTTCTGTATCAAATAATTGGTTGTTAGGACATTGGTCAGGAACAACTGAAAATTTTTATGCTGAAGGCTGGGTGACTAGTGTTAGTGCGGGAGCAAATGATACCAACTGGAGAATTTTAACAGGAACAAATAATGTTACAGGAGATTTATATAGTCTTTATGTAAACGTTTCGCCAAGTGTTGTTAACTCAACAGCAGGCGCTGCGGGCCCAAACGGTATATCGATAGGTAGATGGGGCGGCGGAACCGAGTATTCTACGTGCGAAGTATCGTTTGTGTTAGCATATAATAGAGTTTTATCAATAGCAGAAATCACACAAAACTATAATGTGTTTCGTGGAAGATATGGATTATAAATAGAACAGAAAACATGGACAAGTAAATGCCTTTAAATTTTCCTAATTCACCCACAGATGGACAGATTTACACCGATTCCACAACAGGAAATAGGTATTCTTGGGACAATACAAGACAAATTTGGAAGTGGTCACCGAACACAGTATCCACCTCAGTATCTTCATTGCCTCCTGGTTCACCGGCACAAGGTACACTGTGGTGGAATACTGAATTAGGAAGGCTGTTCATATACTATGTTGATGAAGACACAGGCCAGTGGGTTGAAGCAAGTCCTGTACCTGGTGTTAATACTGGTATTTCAAATACTGTGGCAGCCGCTTTCAATACTGCCAATTCCGCCTTCAATACAGCAAATAGTCGTCTTGCTAATACTGATATTGTTATAACAGGTAATGTAACATCTACACAAGGTATGGCTGATCGTGTCGGTGATGTTAGAAATCTACCTATTGTCAATCAAACAGCATCATATACTATAAGTCTGACCGATAATGGTGAAGTTGTATCTGTCACTACAGGCAATGTTTTTGTAACAGCAAATGTGTTCTTTGCAGGTAATACAGTTACTGTATATAACAACTCATCTGCTAATGTTACTATCACACAAAATACCGGTGTTACATTACAGTGGGCAGGTCTTTCCAATACAGGTAATAGAATACTACAGCAAAGAGGGTTAGCAACTCTTGTTTGTGTTGCTGCTAACACTTTCGTTCTAACTGGTGCAGGATTCGTAGCATGACAATGGCATCTTTGTTGGCAGGATATGGTGGGCCTAGTGGAGAAGTTTTTTATAGATCCTTAACTACTAAAAGTTTTACTATTGGAGGTGATTATGCTATTTACGCTGATAGATTAACCTTTGCGAC